TTAGGCAGTTCCACTGTTCCGCTTTTCCCTGATCTTCTCACGGAACTTCGCTCCCAATCCTGAGGACATCGTCGATGTGCCGAGGTTCATCGCCCGGTCCAGATCCTCACGATACCAGAACTTCCGTCGCGTGCTGTCAACGATGCGCGGGTTCGGATAGGTCGTTCCGACGCGCTCGAGGAAATCCTCGACGTGCTTTTCGCCGCAATATCCCGCTGCCATGTCTGCCGTCATTCGCGGCGGCCAACTGCCCGGCGGGACAAGGGAAGGCCGACGCTCTCTCATCCTTCACCTCGCTTCGCGGCTTCCCGCTCATTTGCGATCGCCGTACCGATCGCCAGCAGGATTTCAAGATGGCTCATCGGCCGGGGAGAACCGACCAGCTCCTCGGCTTTCGCGCGGATGTCCTCGGAGAGGGCGTAGTATGCGCGCGTGGCGGGAGTGGCGTTGGTGAGGTGGGGGATCATGGCTTATCCTTGGCTGCGGCGAGGGCCGCGCGGCGCGCAGCTTGGCATTCAGCATAGATATCGCGCGCCTCCTGCAATTCGGCCTCATATCGGGGCTTGCGAGCCGGATACGCCGCGTTCATCTCCAGATTCTGCTTTGCCGTCGTCACGCCATCGATGACGTACGTTTCAGCAGCCTCAAGCGCCTTCAACAAACGCTCGATCAGCGCATTCAGGCTGCCGCCCCCGCTCTGTGCGGCGCCCATATCGGCGGGGCGCGTGTAGATCTTCGTGCCGAGAGGAACATCGCTTGCTTTGAACACGGCCATGGTGAAGCCGCCGTTCGATCCTGGCATTTCTCCAGCTTCGCCTACAGTCTCTACCGCCTCCGGCTTATCGAGAAGGCAGGAGCGGATGCGGGTGGTCGCGAGATCGACTACGTTCTCCAGAATTTCCGTCAGTTCTTCCGGCGTGATCAACAGGTGATCGGGGTAGTCATCCGGCGATGTCCGGTCGTCCCAATCGCAGACCGATTGAACTTGAGCCGCGATTATTTCCTTCACTTCCCCCCGCTCTCGGGGAAGCGAGGCGACATTCTGCAACGCTGCGATAATTGCCTCTGCAGTATGGTGCGGCTCGGGTCCTCGCAACAATTCCGCCTCCTCGCTCTCCAAGTTTGCCGCCGGCCCGAAAATCGTCTCGACCGCCTCGCGGATCATTCGAAGAGACGCGCGGTAGGGTTCGGTGATCTCGGAATAGGCGGGCGCGATGGCGGCTCGATAAATCTTCGGGGCGTGCCATTTCGGATCGAAGATGACCGTATCCGGGCCCGGATAGTTCTTCACAAACCAGTCGATGAACTGCTGCGGAGTCTCCGTCATGTCCGTTCCCTCGCGTTCACAATTTCACCGGTCCGCCGGTCAACAACAGAGCCGTCCATCAGTTTGCGAAAACGCGGATGCGACAGGCTCGACTTCGGCTTCTCTATGCCCAGGTGCTTGGCCTTGACGCGCTTCGCCTTGGCGATCGCCTTCACGTCGGCCTTGTCCTTCTGCCGCCGGCAATCCTCGTGAGCGGGGCCGCAGTTGGCGTCATCGTCCGCCCCGCCGAGGCCGAGGGCGCGAAGGTGCTCAACCGTCCACTTCTCCCGCACGCCGTCAATCCTGCCGCCGCAGAGGCAGCAGAGGCCGGCGTGAGCCTCGAATATGCGTAGCCGGCGCATTGGGGACATGTTGCCGCGCTTGGTGGTGCCGACGTCGGTCATGCTGCCACCTTCTCGATCCGATCGATATTTTCTTTGATGACGCGGAAGGAATAAGCGGCCACCCAAGGGTTGGCTGCCCACGAACCGTCTCCGTTGATGTCTCGCCAGAGCCGGTTGTATGCTCCGACAGCCGTGTCGTGGCCTTCACCCTCGTGCAAACCGTACAGAGGGCCGCCGCCGATCCACGCTTTGCGTTCAAGCTGGAAGATGCCCTCAGCGATGGCATCCTCCTCGCTGATGTCCTGCAGCCGCTCGACGCGAACGTCGGTCACGATCAGCGTAAGGCGCGATGCCCAGCGTGGCATGTGCATGCCTTGACGGAACTTTCCGACCGTCAGATTGTCGTTATCAGCCACGTACTCGACGATCGTTTTCGAATGAAGATCGCGCGGCGGCGTCTTGTCGTGAACGCTCGCGGTACGCCAATGCTCGCGGACATATAGGCGGTCGCCGATCGAGAAGCGCGGCCGCAGCCAATAATGCTCGCCGTCAGCATTGACGGGCCAGCGGCGCAGCGGTCTTGGCGGGCTCTGCTCGTCCTCACAAGCCCAAAGGCCGGACGGAACCCACTGCTGAAGAGTGTTGAGCATCGTCGGCTGCTGGCAGAACGTAGCCCACTCCGGAGGTTGCGGCTTCAAGATCCGCCGCGTCTGCGTCTTGCGGCCGTCGAGCAGCGCGCGGACCATCGGGCCGGAGAAGAGAATAGGACGGTCGGTCATCGGCTTAGCTCCGCCATGAGGTTGAGGATTTCTCGGGGAAGGGTACGAAGCTCTTTTTGAACCCAGAGACCGCAGAGGCGCGGCGGTCTGAAGCCGTGGTCGAGCAACTGCTCGGCAAGCGCCTTCCTAGCTTCACGAGCACTGTAGAAGCCTTCGCCGCTCAGGGTGAGGACGCCGTCGTCGATCGGGATGACGCATTTGTAACTGCAGCTCATGCCGCCAGCTCCTTCGCGCTGTCGACGAAGTGAGCCCGGTAGGTCCGGTCCAGAACGGCTTGGAACTGTGCGACAACATCGTCGGCCCGGTCAGCATCGACAAAGGTCGCGGCGAAGCTCGCATGCATCTGCATCATGTATGCGGCGATACCGATGAGCATGTGATCGACGTTCGCGCCGGGGCGCTGGATCTCCGAGTTCACGAACTTGACCAAACTCTCATGAACGGTGGAGACGGACATTCGAGCGATAAGGCTCGTGATCGGATCGTCGCAGGTCAGCGCGTCCACTTCGGACATGCTTCCAGGCAAAAGACGGGCGTTCTCGGTCATGCTGCGGCTCCTGCGTTTCGTTGCGTAGTGCCGCGCTCAACCCCGATCAGATCGTCGAGGAAGTCGAGAACGGCCGTTTTGCTTTCCTGAAAATCCTGCTTGCCCATGGCCTTCATGGACTGGCTCTTGGCGACGTACCGCGTGACGGTCGCCTCTTTCACGTCGACAACGGAGAAGGCGTCGATCGGACGGATGAAGGCGGCGAGCCGCATTGCTTCCGCCTTCGTGCTGCAGACGATCGTATGAGCATCGCAGTAGCCGGTCCGGATCAGCGCATAGGCGCGCAGGTGCTCGGCGGATTCTGCGAACGGCAGGCCTGAATACTGCTCCGGCAAATTGCGCCAGGCATCGTTCACGGCAGCGAAATAATGCCGGTGAGAATTCATACTGCGGTCGTTGTGCTCGGCGAGCGTATAGAACTCGCCGACCACGAAACGCTTGTCGCACTCGCGGGCCCAGTGCCGGTTTGCCGGCTGGAAGGCCTCGCCATTCCACTGCAAAAGGACCGGGCCGCTCATGTCAGCCCGCCATCATCGGATGATTGCGGAGTTCGGCGTCGGAAGGGCCCATCGCCGGACGGCTCGGCTTGCGAGCGATTGCCGCCTCGATCTCCTTCTTGAGTGCCAGCGCGTCGCCCGGCTGCAGAGCCCAGAAGCGTTTCAGCGGCTCGCGGTTCGCGTCCCGCCACTTCGCGACGGTCTCCGGCGTCGACTCGTTGATGAAGCGCATGACCTCGTCGGCGAACTTGCCGACCGGCACGTTTTCGAGCGTCCAGTTGTCGCCCCATGTCACGGTGATGGAGTTGTCGGCGCCGATGATGCGCATGCGATGATCCTCGCGCTCCTTCTCGACGACTTCTGAGGCGGTCAGGTCGAGGACCTTAGCGCGGTCAATTTCGGCTTCGTCATAAGTGCCGGAATACTGTTCCGGCCACCCTGCGCGAAGCGCCTGCATCTGCGCGCACTTCTCGATCATGAGTCGGGGCATCCGGCACCAGTTACCCGAGTCGTCAAGCACTTCGGTTTCTTCGCCGACGGGAACCTTCCTCTTCTTCGGCTTGCCGCTGTCCGGCCAGACCTCGCCGGTATCCTCCCACTTGTATCCGCCCGCGGCTTTGCGCTTGATCGGCGCGAACTCGTCCCAATAGGCCTGTCCGACGACTTCGAACCATTCGCCCGACTTCGGATCTCGCTTCCACAGATATACGGTCGCGGAGACGATACCGAGCGGGTTCGTCGGCGACACCAGGGCCTTGTCGGTTTCGAACTGTGTCGGCTTGCTCGCCGGCCGGTAGTCGCCGCAGCGCTGCGCAATGACGCGCTGGCCGTCGCGGGTGATGATGATCGTCATCTTCCGCTTTTCAGCATCGCCCTTGGAAAAGACCATCGGAATGATCTGCCCGAGGAAGGGGTCGAGCCCTTTCGCACGTGCGACTTCGCAGAAGAGGTTGAACTCTTCATCGTTGCAGTCCTTTGCGACCGTGGCCTTCACGAGCGCAATCTGCTTGGGCGTCATGTCATAGCGGGTGATCGCGTTCATGGTCACTTCCTCCGGACCGTGAGAGAGAACGAGCCGTTATCGAGCGTGGCGCCGGGAATGGCGGCCTTCGCTTCGCGCAGGTCGGCGGTGAGAGCTTTCTTGTCGAGCTTCGGGGCGGGGACCGGTTGCGCAATCCAGTACTTGGCCGGAATATCTGCATCGTCGATGACGATTAGGGCGGGCGCCCGCTTCGTCAGAACAATCGTTGCTGTCGTCAGCTTCATCGACGTCTGGTCGGTCGCCAGCATCGCCTGTTCAACAAGGGCACGAATGCGCTCGGCCCGCTTCTCGATTGCCTTCCGACGCGCTTCGAACTCGGCTTCCTTTGCCTTCAGACCGGTCACGAGGACATCACACTCGTCGAGTTCCGCGATAGCCTCCTCGATCGCCTCCATGAGGTTGGTTTCGCCCTCGATGGTGTCGGCGACGAGCTCGGCGTCGTCATCGGCGCCCTGGTTGCGAAGATCGACGAGGAGGGCCTTTGCCGCCTCGGTCTGCCGACGCATGCTGTGTTCGATTGCTGGTGCGGTCATGTCAAACGCTCCTGGCTTTGACGATTTCACGGTGGACCTGCTCCGTCTTCCAAGCGCCGACGGCGTAAATGGCGAGGACAAAAGCAACGAGAATGAAGAAGGTCGCGGTTGCGGTGGTGGCGCGGTTCAGATTGGCGACCGCGTCCAGATCGATGTTGCGCGCTGGCGGGAGGTCGCAGCGTCCGCACTCGCAGTAGCGCTGCGCGGGATCGCAGGCGTAGGAGATGGGGCGGTTCATCGTGCCGCCTCCAGCGCCTTTGCCTCCTCAGGCGACGCGACCTCGAAGTGAGGGTGCCTCTCTCCGTCTGGGGTCTGGATTTCCATCTTGTGAAGTCGGAGCAGACCGCCGAGCGTCCAGTTGCACGGCTTGCCGTCTGGCTTCTTCCGTGGCGCCGCCGCGCCATTGAAGCGGCCGACGCAAGAGAAGCCGATGTACTTCTCGACGCTCCCCTCGTCCGGGCCGGCGCCGGCGTTGATGAGGGATTGCATGGATTGAACTGTCGAGCACATCGGGCACTTGAATGCGAGATGCTTGCGGGCCGACACACCCTGCGCGTCAAGCCGGGCGCGGAACTCGTCGAGGCTAATCTTTTCTACCGCGCTCATTGTGCGAACCTCATCTCTTCGCGCTTCGCATCGGCGGCGTCCTCTGCTGCTGCAGCGTCCTTGTCGGCCGCTTCCTGCAGAAGGTGAGCCTTGAAGCCTTCGCTGTCGGCGATTTCGCGCTCGATCCAATCGGGAAGCGGCAGCTCCGCATCCTCAATGAGCCAGCGGATTTCCTCGATCTCGACCGATCGCGGTTCTTCCGGCTGCGTGAGCGTTGCGGCGCGGTACCGGCTGACCGAATACTCAACGTGAAGATCAAGCTCGATATCGAGGCCCGCTACCGAGATCAGCAGCGGGGTTTTGGTGTGATACTTCGTGCTCATCGAGCAATCCCCTGCTGGGCGTGGTTCAGCGTGGAGTAGGGCTGGCGGTAGGCCGGCGCTTCGAATTCCTTCTCGCGGTTGATCGCGAAATAGACGTCATCGACGAGTTCGGATGCAGGTACGGCCTCGCGCTGGAAGACGTCGCCGTCGGCGCCCAGGTGCCAAGCAAGCGAAGCCAGGTCGGAATAGGTGCGCTGCATGAACTCCTTCAGCGCGGTCTGTGCCGCGGCGTCCGACGGGTCGCAACGCATGGCGTGCGACAGACGGGCTGCGTTGTCTTTGATGTTTTGGCAGGTGCCGTGGATGCTCATCGCTTCATCTCCGGAAGTATCCGTGTTGATGAAAACAACGTATACGCAGAAAACGTAAATGGCAACACTGATTTACGAACAGCACGTAAATTTCTATGCGCGAAGTGCGTACGGGTGCGATGACGGGTTATGAATGGAGTATGCGAAACGTGAACCGGGGATCTGGATGCGCGGGCCGAGATTTCGGCCAAACGGCAAAAGGCAACACCGAATAGAAAACTGCAGCCGCACCACAGAATCGTATGGGTTATTGCCGGTGGATTGTCACAAAACTGTCATACGGCTGATCGCCAGCGGGCGTTGCGCCGCTCTTGTGTGACGCTTTCAAGAAGTTTCCCCGTAATCCTTGCCCCGCAATTACCGGTGTCGCCAAGCGCAACCGCCGGGTTAACGTCCGATGCACTCTGATGCTGGGGGTGTAGAAATTCACGAGGGTTGAAATGCACGACTTGTCCTTTCCGGTGGTGGCGCCGGAGGAGGTACTATCCGATAGATTTCGAGTTCATGCGGTGAACGGAGACGCGATGGAGCCAACGCTCCGCGGTGGGCGCGACTACGCGCTCCTGGCGCCAGTCGCTGCTTATCAGGGCGAGGGCATCTACCTCGTCGATGTCGGCGGCAGCCTTGACCTATTCCGCGTCAGCAACACCTTCGACGGGGAAGGGGGATTGCTACTGTCTCAGGAAAAGCGTGGCGGCGCGCACCGGCTCAGCCGGGAGCAATTCCAAGCGCTGGTGGTCGGGATAGTCGTGGCGGACATTAGGACGCGCGATGAGCGGTTCCTCAGGAGGCGGAAATAGCCTCACTTGCGGGCGATGTGTCCGCAAATCCTGCCGATAATCTTCAGCCGATCGAGCTCGACCGTGAAGGTTTCGAGGTTGGGGTTGTCCGATATAATCTTGACCTCGATGGGACTTGAAAACGGCACCCTCTGCAACCGTTTTATCTGCGGCTCCGCCGTGCCATCGCTGATCGCGTACACGGTGTCCGAGACCATGCGGTTCTGGGATAGATCGACAAGGACGCGGTCGCCTGGCGCATAGGTCGGATGCATCGAATCGCCAACGACTTCCATGACCAGCGTATGAGTTGGCGAGGCTTTAGCTTCGCTTCGCAGATAGTCCGTCGGGATAAGCCATTCGGCGACGACGCGATGCCCGGAAATGTTAGCGTCGCCGACGGGAAGGTTGATCACCTCGCCGATTGCGCCTTCGCCTGCGCCTAGCTTCACATCAATTTCAGGTACGGCGCCATCGATATGCGGGCGCCAATGCTCCCGCGTGAACCCGCCGTCAGACTCCGCAGAATGCTCGCTTAAATCTGGATCGAAAGTGCTCACCAGGGAGCCGTTTGCCGGCCGCGTCAAAGCCCAAACTTCTTTCGCTTCGATAGGCGGGACGCCTTTGCCGGACACTACCTTGAGAAGCTTCGCCGCGATGTCGGGGCTGATGAATTCTTTCTTGTACTCGTCGGGGTTCTCGTAGCGCTGAATGCTCGATGCGCCTTTGTAGCCCATCCCCTTCGCCAGCTCGTCCATCGACAAGCCCGCGCGCTCGCGCAGTTGGCGGAATTTCTCGGTCACAGAATCGACTGGCTTTGTCATGCGCTTTCATACGTGAAATGCGTTTACGTTTTCTACGTTGACAGATTTACGCAAAGAACGTACAACTGCGTAAATCGAACAGCGAGAAATCGACGTGACAGCCAAAACCCCAGCAGAGCACATCATCAACGAACTTGGCGGCCTGACGAAGACAGCCCGGCTCCTTTCGACGGATGATCGCCGTGTTCCGGTTTCGACCGTCCAAGGTTGGAAGGACCGCGGGAAGATCCCCCAGGAATACTGGATACCGATCATCGATGCCGCCAAGTCTGTCGGCAAGGCGATCGATCTGTCGGAGTTCCTGGCTGTACCGGAGCAGGCGGCATGATGACGTCACTCTTCCAAGCCCCTCAGATCTCGGCAGAACTGCCAGGCCATATTCTTCGGCATCCTGATCCGAACCGCGATCATGGCCTTGATCTGGCCGTCGCCGTTCTTGGACATGGCGCCGAACGAGATGCGGACAATGTCGTTCTCGTCGACTTCGAGTTCCGTGATCAGGTCGACGTAAAGGGCCGGTGCGCCTTCGTCGAAGATGAAGACAGGCTCCTCAGGGGTTCCGAGCTTTCCGACGCTGGGCATGCGGCCTCCTACGTGGCTGGGAGAGTTGATTGGCGCGCCCGTCGGGCTGCGATCGTCGAGTTCAACCGTATGGCGGAGGGCGGAAGATGACCTCCGACGCCCAGATCAGAGCATTTATCGACCGCATTCTTCGCTTGAAGGAAGAGCAGGACACGATCGGCGAGGACATCCGCGACATCTACGCGGAAGCAAAATCGATGGGCTTCGACAAGACCGCCATGGGCAACGTCGTCGCTCATCTGCGCAAGGTCGCGAAGAAGGGCCATGACACCGTCGCGGAGCAGGGCGCCATCTTCGATTTGTACCTGTGCGCCTACGAAGGCAAATCCTCTCATGCGCCTGCGCCTGCCCGCGCACGAGAAAACATTGAACAATTTGACCCGACCACGGGCGAGATCATCGAGGCGGATGTCAGCGCCAAGCTCGTCGAAACGATTGCTGCCGGCGTACAGACGGAAGTCGGCCGCGCGGCTCTGATCGCCGCCGTCGACATCATGATCGAGCGTGAAGAACAGGAAATCGCCACTGCCTCTCAGGGCGAGACCGAATCCCCCAGCGCTGAGGCGGAAGCTGCCGGCGCCAAAGCAGGAGGCGAAGATGTAGAGAGCAGCGCGGAGCGCGCACGGAACGCCGCAACCAACGTCGCCAACGCCGCGGAGAGCGTGACAGCCGGAGAGACGGCAACCAATTCCATCGCCAAGCCGAAATACGTCCTGCGGCCTCACTGCCTCAATCCGGGGGAGGCCTGCGGAGGCTATAGCGACAAGCATTGTCATGCCTGCACCGTTGCCATGCGCAAGCGCGAGCAGGCGGAGGAAGTCGCATGATCGAGGCAAGGTCATCGTCCTCCGTAGCGGCGGCACGCCAAATTCAGCGCCGCCCATTCAAAGCGATTTCGCACCACGTCTGCGATCGGTGCGCACGCGTCCTTTCCATCAGCGAAATGATCGAGCGGTTTTGTGAGAGCTGCGAGCAGCACACGACGCCGGTCAAACAGGAGGCATGAACATGTCCGTTCTCATCGCCTGCATCGCCGTCGTTCTCTGGATGGCAGCTCTGACCTTGATCGTTCCTGGCTTCGTCGAGCGCGAATTCCGCCGCAACGGCTTCAAGGAAAGAATTAAGCGCTGATCCTCCGCGGCGCTTAACGCGGGCCTCCGTCTTCTCCTCCTCCCAAGCCGGAGGCCCGCAAGACTTTCAACCGGATGCGCTTGTTCGAGAGCCTCAACACGACGGCGTTCACAAGCTCACCAAGGGGGATTGCCGGTGACGACGAGGGTTCGTCACCGGCGGCAGGACCGGACGTTGCGGCGGTGGTCCTGCGAAACGGAAAGACTCGGGAGGGACCGGCAGCCGTTGGCGCGGCGCCGTCCTCTCCATCGGAAGTAATGCCTGTGCGCATCAACGTCTCCTTCAACGAGGTGAAGGTCGCACAGGAGTTGTCGGAAATGTCCGAGAAGTCGTCGGAGAAATCAGAAATGTCCACGATCGCATTTTGTCAGCACGCACTGCGGAGGGAGATAGCGCCTCCGTCTGTCGGCAGCGTCCAGACACGCATCGCAACGGCAGCCCGTTCTCTTGGCTGGTCCTACACGCGCACCAGAGACGCTTGGTACGCCGATCCCCGAATTTCCATCAAGCCTGAAGAGCTGTTCCGCGTCGAAGCGGTGAGCGGGCTTATCTACCAGGCACGGCAGGAGGTGCGGAAGAATGACGATGCAATCGCAAGGGCCACAGCCCTCCTTGGTGGCGAGGATGCGCATCTCGTTCGCTCGATCGTTGCTGCGGTTCGCTCGGCGCTTGGCATTCGCAATCGCGCCTGAGCTGAGGGAAGAAGAGGGGGATCGCAATGTTCAGGACTGACCTTTTCCGCGAGACCAGCGCCGATGCTTTGATGGCATCCGCCTATGTCGGTGCGCCCCTTATCGTCGATAGCTTCGCCGGCGGCGGTGGAGCCTCGACCGGCATCGAGATGGCCCTCGGCCGCTCGCCGGACATCGCCATCAACCACAATCCTGATGCGCTGGCGCTGCACGCGGCCAATCATCCAGAGACGCACCACCTCTCCGAGAACGTCTATCGCGTCGATCCGCTTGACCATTTAAGGGGCAAGCACATCGGCCTCGCCTGGTTCTCGCCGGACTGCAAGCACTTCTCCAAGGCCAAGGGCGGCAAGCCCGTGGAGCGCAACATCCGCGATCTTTGCTGGATCATTCCCGGCTGGATCGAGCGCATCCAGAAGAGCGGCGGCCGCGTCGATGTCGTCATCATGGAGAACGTCGAGGAGTTCAAAGATTACGGTCCGCTGGTCGCGACCGGTCGCGGGCTGATGCCGGACCCTGAGCGCCGCGGCGAGAACTTCGAGAAATGGTGCAAGAAGCTGCGGCGGCTCGGCGGTAAGATTGAGTTTCGCGAGCTGCGCGCCTGCGACTATGGCGCTCCGACCATCCGCAAGCGGCTGTTCGTGATCATCCGGTTCGACGGCGAGCCGATTGTCTGGCCTGAGCCAACGCACGGTAAGCCTGAGGACCCGGATGTGATCTCCGGCAAGAAGCTGCCGTGGCGTACCGCAGCTGAATGCATCGACTGGTCGCTGCCTTGCCCCTCGATCTTCGATACGCAGGTAGAGATCTGGGCGAAGCACCAGCTACGCGCGGTGCGACCGCTCGCCGATGCAACGATGGCCCGCGTGGCGCGCGGCATGAAGCGCTACGTTCTCGATGCCGAGCGGCCGTTTCTCGTTCAAACGGGATATGGCGAGAGGGCAGGGCAGGCGCCGCGCGCCATGAGCGTCGACGACCCTCTCGGCACGGCCGTCGCCGGAGGGATCAAGCACGCCGTGGTGGCGCCCTCTGGCATCCGCTTCAATACGGGCGCGACAGGTCAGGACGCCCGCGAGCCCCTTTCGACAGTGACCGCGAATGGTTTCATCAAGCGGCCTGGTGGCGCTGCTCCCCTTGGCGTCATTGCACCGGTGCTGACCGCGGCCCAGCACGGCGGCAAAGTCCGCTCCATTGAAGACCCGACGCATACCATTGCCGCCAGCCGCAAGGACCAGAACGGGGTCGCTGTCGCCTTCATGGCGCAGCACAATAACGACAGCCGGCGTATCGGCGGCGTCAATCCGGGCCGCGCTGCCGACGAGCCCTTGTCGACGGCAACGCAGTCCGGGAGCCAGCAGGGCATTGTTTCGGCCTTTGTCGCCCGCCAGTTCGGAACATCGACGGGGCACAGTCTGGAGGGGCCATCCGCAACCGTCATGGCGGACGGCGGTGGCAAGTCGCAGCTCGTCATGCCCTATCTGCAGGCCTACTACGGCACGGGGGACGGACAGCACGAGACGGAGCCGATGCGCACCGTCACGACGAAGGACAGACATGGCCATGTCGAGGCGACTATCGGCGTCCCGCCCTTCACAGAGGCGCAGGCCGACCGCGCGCGCCAAGTCGCTGACTTCATGCGCGCGCAGGGCTTCTGGGACGATCGCGAGTTCGTAACAGTTGAGATCTCGGGCGAGACCTTCGTAATCATCGATATCGGGATGCGGATGCTGACGCCGCGTGAACTATTCAATGCGCAGGGATTCCCGTCCGACTACGTCATTGATGGTGCTTGGAACTATCAAGCAGACGGCGCCGGCCCTGTTTGGCGCGAGTTCTCGAAGTCGGTTCAGGTCTCCTGTGTCGGCAACTCCGTCTCGCCGCCCGTCGCCTGTGCGCTGGTCTCAGCGAACTGCAGCCACCTCATCGAGTATCGGGAGGCGGCAGAATGACCGAAGCTGAACTCCTCCGCGAAGAGATCGCCGAACTCGAAGCTCAGATATTCCGCATCAAGGGAAGCATGAACCGCTCCGACAACGGCGTGAAGCTGCAGAAACTCGCGGTGATCACTCGACTGCGTGACCGGTGCAAGAAGTCTCTGGCTGCCCTCGAAAAGCACGGGGCGGCAGCATGACGGTAGTCTCCTCAAAATACGCGCGTATCGAGAATGATCTGTACCAAACAGAGCCTTGGGCAACCGAGGCACTGATCCGTCACTTCCCCGTCGCCGGTATGAAAATCTGGGAGCCAGCTGCCGGCAACCATCTGATCGCCGACGTTTTGAAGGAGGCTGGTGCGACGGTCCACACGAGCGACATCGCGACATACGAGCGGCGGCAGGATCAATGGTTGGACTTTCTGGACGATCTACCGGTCACGTTCGGCGGCGACGGGATAATCACCAACCCGCCCTACGGCGTCCAGAACCGGACGGCGGTCAAGTTCGCTGAGAAGGCGCTCGAGAGATGCTCCGGTCTCGTTGCTCTTCTGCTTACCGCCAAGTTCGATTCCGGCAGTACCCGCACGCACCTGTTCCGAGACAATCCCCGCTTTGCTGGGAAGATCGTGCTTATCGATCGCATCAGCCTCCTCTTGAACAATGAGAGCGGGACCGAAGATCACGCATGGTACATCTGGACCGAGGCGCCGCGCCTGCCGCGCGTGCCTGTCCTGATTTATGCGGGGAGGGAAGCATGACCTTCCTCGAAGCCTACGCCAGGTATGGCCCCGACACGATGGCGATCGCGGAGGCCTTGGATATCAAAGAGCACGAGGCCGACACCCTCATCAATATGAAGATGAACCGCGATCGGCTGGGCCCGACGGTATTCCAGATGGCGGCTTTGAATGCTCCCCGTAAGCCCGTTCGTTTCGCCGGCTACGACGAGACAGAAAAGTCGTGGTGGTAGAATGAGCCGGTGGATTCGCGTCCAGACCTCCATCTTCGATCACGAGGTGTTCGCCGCTGAACCGTTCAGCGAGCGTGAGGCTTGGTTGTGGCTCATCTCCAAAGCGGCATGGAAAGACACCGTGCACCGCATAGGGGCGTCTGTCATGCCCGTCCCTGCAGGAAGCCTTTTCGTGACCATCCGCGAGATGCAGGCGGCATGGAAATGGACCTCAACGCGACGCGTTCACCAGTTCCTTGAGCTGCTTTCCAAGCAGAACATGATTGAAACGTCTTCTGAAACAGGGAAGACGCTCGTAACTGTCTGCAATTACAGCAAATATCAAAACGCTGAAACACATTCTGAAACAACGGAAGGTGCTGAAGCGAAACAAAAACGAAACACAAAAGACACCAGTACACCACACACCAACCTATCCTCACTCCGTTCGGATGTTTGCCCGGAGGCGGAAAAATCCGCTCCGGCCTCGCCGACGGTGATCGAGCTTCCGACTGTCAATGGCGACATGGTTTCGATTTCCGAGGCGGATGTTGCCGAGTGGTCCGAGGCTTTCCCTGCCGTGAACGTTCGCCAGCAGCTGGCGGCGATGCGCTCGTGGCTCAACGCCAATCCCAAGAACCGCAAGACCGGCAAGGGCATGAAACGCTTCGTCGTTTCCTGGCTCACTCGTGACCAGGACCGCGGAGGAGGGCGCCAGCATCCGCAGGCCCAAGCGCCGCCACGCCCGCAAAGCCCTTCCATGCAACGCCACCACGACATCCACGCAAGGCTGAAACGAGAACTCTACGGTGAACCAGATGACCAATTTGCCGGCCAAACTGTCGACCTTGCAGCAGGAGATTTCCGCTCTCACTGAGCAGCTTGCCCCGGCCGGCGCCGACGAAATCGGCCAGTGCATCGAAGGCCTCATGAGCGGCGGCATGCGGATCTCCGAAACGATCACTGCTGCAAACCCGGTCGAAGAATACCGCCTCTCCCTCCGCAACGTGCCGGTCTACGGGTTGCGCCGCGCCTACGTGAAGCTGAAGCGCGGCGAATACGAAAACATCAACAAGGCTTTCATTCCCCTGCCGGCGGAGCTTGCGGCGATGGCCAATGCCGAATGCCGTCTCATCCGCGAGGACCGGATTCGCAAGCAGGAAACGCTTAGGGCGATCGAGGACTCCGTCAGCCGAACGCTGCCCAGCTCTCATGGGCTCATGGACCTGCGCGTCACCCAGCGTGAGCGCGCAATCGCACTGGCGGAGAAGGGCTTCGTCAGGGTTGCCGAAGGTGTCGACCATCTGGAATTCGCCCAGCTCGCCAAGTCTCGGGAACTGCCTGCGGGCACCGTCCACCTGTGGGCAATCGACGAGGTTTGGTCGCCGATCGCCGTCCGCGTCAACCGCAGCAGGATCCAGACAAAGCTGAACGTCCAGCCGCCGCCGGTATCGCCGGAGCGCGCTGATGAGCTCGCCCGCATGCTGGCTCTCCCCGATGCCAGCGAGGTCACCGCCGAACAGATGGCGTATCGCGGCAAGGTGAAGGCAGACATCAAAGCGGCCGAGCCGGCAGAAGAGGAGCGCGCGGCGTGATCCACTATCACGGCACACCGCTTACCCCGCGCACCGAGCTGATGAAGATGGCCGGCAAGCACTTCTGCGTCCCGTTCGCTGACGCGCGTGATGCTGACTGGTGCCTGGCACACGGCCAATCGGTGATGTGGGACAACGGCGCTTTCTCAGTCTGGAAATCGGGCGCCGTCATCGATTGGAACAAACTCTACGCGTGGCTCGAAGCGCGGCTTGGCCAACCTCATTGGGCTGTCGTGCCCGATGTCATCAACGGAAGCATCGAGCAGAACCTTGAACTCATTCGCCAGTGGCCGTTTCACAAGAACGTCTCGGCTGTCGTCTGGCATTTAAACGAGGGCATCGACCATCTTTTCCGGCTGATCGACCTCGGATTTTCTAAGGTCTGCTTTGGGTCGACCGAAGAGTACGAACCTGTCGGCGGCCCGGCATGGGAACGGCTCATGTATACCGTTTTCAACGAACTGGATCGGCGCGGCCTGATCGGAGTGATCTGGCTGCACGCGCTGCGGGGCCTCTGGCTCGCCGGAGACATCTTCCCGTTTTCATCAGGCGACAGCACCAACGTCGCGCGCAACTTCAAGAACACCAACAGGTACGTTTGCCCCGAGCGCATGGCTCGGCGGATCGACGCAATCCAGTGCCCGATCACATGGTCGGCTCGCCCCGAGCAAAGGGACATGTTCGATGCAGCTTAAGACCATCCTCCTCACCGCAGCCTTTGCGGCTACCATCCCAGCCGCAAACTGGATGATCGGCAATGTCGGTACGGAGTGCATCCCACAGGGACCGTGCCTCCTGCCGGTCGGCTTTGGCCTTCATGCGCCGTCTGGGGTGCTGCTTGTCGGAATGGCGCTCGTCCTTCGGGATATGGTCCATGAAGCCGGGGGAGCCAAGGCAGCAATCGTCGCAATTGGCCTGGGCGGGTTCGTTGCGTGGCTCTTCGCGCCGCCAGCCTTGGTCCTCGCCTCCGTCCTTGCGTTCGTACTGGCGGAACTGGCGGACCTTGCTGTCTATGCTCCGCTGCGCGCAAAGCGCCTTTCGCTTGCCGTGCTCGTCAGCGGCGTTGTCGGAGCTGCTGTTGATAGCGCCGTATTCCTCTGGGTGGCGTTCGGATCGCTCGACTTCATCGCTGGGCAGATCGTCGGCAAGCTTTGGATGACACTGCTTGCGGCCGTGGTCCTCGCTCTAAGTCAGAGGAGGGCTGCGGCATGACCATCCAGCACCGAACTGTCGACATCGAAGCGGCGGCGAAACTCTGGAGGGATGATCTTTCCGCCTCGCAGATCGCCAAGCGCTTTGGCGTCAGCCGAAACGTCATTGTCGGACTGGCCTTCCGCAACCGCGGTCTATTCCCCTGGCGCGGCGATGCTGGGAAGAAGACACGCGCACCCGGCCCAGCGAAGACGGCGCGACCTCGCAAGCAGGCGCCGGAACTGAATCGGGAACCGGAGATCCCGGCGACTGCCTATGACGCCGAGCGGCTTCAATCCGCAAAGCTCCTCCACCATCTCTCGGCCCGCGAATGCTGCTGGCCCCTGAACACCGGCGGCCCGTACCTGTTCTGCGCGGCGGAAACAACGGGCCGCTACTGCCGAAACCACCATTCTCGGTCATTGCCGAAGAAGAACGAGGGAAAAGCATGAGCAGATCACGTTGGTACGCAATTCGGACGGCCCCCGGCTATCAGCGCATGGCGGCCGTCGACGAGCGCCTCCCGGAAAGCCGTCGGATGGAATCCATCATCGAGCGGAATTGCCGCAAGGACGGCTTCGACATCTTCATGCCGTCGTTTTACACCGAGCTGAGGCATCACCGGACGAAACAGATCCTCCAGAAGCGGTTCCCGTTCCTGGTCGGCTATGCCTTCGTGAACCTGCCGAGGTTGAACTTCGAGGAGCTCCGCCGCGTCGACGGCGTCGTCTGCTTCCTCCGTGGCGCCAACTACGGGCCGCTCGAATTCCCGGATGCGACTATCGAAGCCCTGTACTTCGCCGAGCACGAGCGCCGGCAGGCCTTCCTCTACGAGCAGCACTGCCGTAAGGAGAACGAGCGCCACGAGCAAATCCAGCACCTTCGCGGCCAGCTTCGCAAGATCCTGCCGAAGGGTCGGAAAGCGCGCGTCTCTATGGTCGATCAAGCGGAGAGGGCTATAGATTCTCTAAGCCCGCAGATCAAAGAGCGGGTGCAGAAAATTATCAGTGAATTGAACAGCCTCACTGCGGACGCGGAGGTTGAAAATCTCCGCAAAGCCGTATAGGTTTCCTCAAGTGATTTGTGTGGCTGTTCAGTTGCGGACCTCAATCGAGGGAACACTCGCCGGGCCACCGCCGATATAGGCGGTAGAAGAAATGCGCCCGAAATTCTGGCACGTTTAATCCGAACGGACAACTTGTCCAGAAAACCCCCGCGCTTTATAAAGTTAGCACAAGCGCATTTGTCGACGGGAAGCACTACTGCCGGCAATCGCGCCACGCTCTCGACTCATGACCACGGAGGTACTGGCACGAGTTTTGAGAGCGAAAAGACAGAAGGCCGGGACCATCGTGCCCCGGCCTTTTTGTTGCCTCTGCTTGTAACTGGCTTCAGCCAAAATCCGGATGCGCTTTACGAGCCGGTTGGCTATAAAGGCCCCCTCGGACGCTCGGAGAGGCGTTCAGGCAGGAGCCCAACATGATCAAGATGAGCGTCTACTATCCCGCCGATGGCGGCTCGAAGTTCGATCACGACTACTACCGGACCAGCCACATGCCACTTATCAAGGAACGGCTCGGCGATGCCTGCCTGCGCTACGAGATAGATAAGGGCCTTGCCGGTCGCGAACCTGGAAGCGCGCCGCAGTTCGTCGCCGCGTGCCATGTCTACTCGCCGAATCTGGAGACATTCCAGGAGGCTCTCAGTCCGCACCGTGCGGAGATCGCCGCGGACGTCGCCAACTATACGGACATCGCGCCCATCGTGCAGATCAGCGAAATCGTTGGAGAATAGGGGCTTCGGCGCCAGTCGTAGCCGTTGAATTTTCCAGGATCGGCGTAGTGCTGGCGCACCTGATCCATGGTGGCGTAGCCCGAATTTGAATCCACATCCGTACCGGACGTGTTCTCGCGCCGTTCCGCCAGTATTAGCGCTTAAACTTGCAGTAGAGTTTCCACTTTCAGCAGGCAGGGCAACTGGTAAGCCGCGTGGCTCATAACCACGAAAGACCGGGTTCGATTCCCGGGCCTGCAACCAGATACCAGGGGAAGCCGACGCGCCCCGATCTTATGCAGGGCTGGATACGCAACCAGCGCCGTCGGCCAGCCGGGAGGGTAGCCCGGCAACAGTTCCAGAGCGCCGGTACACACCCCGGCTTACCTCCATACCGTTTCCGGCAATCCGGGTGCGAGGGACAACGGTAGCCGGCAGGCATTGACGCCTCTACGACGTTGCGAGGGTCACAAGCCTGATAGCGAGGCGCGGAACGGGTTAACTAACCGGTCTACGGCGTGGAGTGGGGAAGCCCCAGCCTCGAATATTCGCCGAAAGGCAGACGATATCAGGACGGCGCGAAAGCGAAACGGGGAAACAGACGTATATTGCTGTCCCGGTCCCGTCCTGACATTCACAGCCCGTCTCTGTTCGCAGGGGCGGGTTTTCGCTTGAGGAGACCGCCCATGCACTACCGCTTTGTGGAAGTGGAAGGCGAAGAAGACGACCTCGATCGTGTCGCCAACGAGTGGCGCGCCAAGGGCTACCGCCTATTCCAGGCCGTCTACAAAACCACCTATCGGTGGGTGCTGGTCTTCGAGCGCGAGCCCGATCAGGCTTAGCGATTGCGGGGCTGTCGCTTCGTCCGACGCCCGGCACTGTTCGAGTAGCTGCAATCCGGCGATCGGCGCATGTGCTTAAAGCGAGGGCCGGTGTAATCGCTATAGGGAAGCACGTATTTGCCACACTCCGGGCACAGGTAGACCGACTTGCGTAAGTACAGGGCATGCTCAATCGAGCAGTCCTCAAGCTCTCCCAGCAGATTGCGGCGTTTCGCAATGGTCAGCATCGGCATGGTCTGGTCCTCGTCCTCTGCGGGCAGGAAACAACAACCGGCATTGAGTCGCAACAGGGCACGGTTTTGCCACGTTAATTCACAGGAAATCCTTCATGTCTGGCAAGGAAGATAAGCCTCGCGCTGACTGGGAGGCGATCGAGCGCGAGTACCGCGCTGGCCAGATATCCCTCCGCGCCATTGCTACCGCGCATGGGATTACTGAAGGCGCCATCCGGAAGCGAGCAAAGGCAGAAGGCTGGCAAAGGGCCTTGGCCGAAAAGGTCCGCGAAGCGGTTCGCGAGAAGCTGGTACGCACCGACGGTACGCAAGATGGTACGCAGCCCCAACGCGCGTCGGACAGCGAGATTATAGAAGGGGCCGCTATCCGTGGCCTCAACATCGTCACCTCTCATCGTAAGGACCTGCAGCAGCTTCACGGGTTGAAGCGCGTGCTCGCCGAACGCCTTTCCACATACATGCAGGGCGTTGCACCTGATGGCCCCTGCCTCGGCGACAAGGAAAGCCCGGGCGACTTGCTCGAAAAGCTATCGCGCATCACCGCTCGTTTGATCCCGCTCGAAAGGCAGGCGCATAACCTCGATGCCGAACCAGATGAACCAAGCGGCGGCCGATCGCTCGCAGACTTCTACGGCGGCTCGGAAGGATAAGGCCACTCTCAACCCGGCACTTCGTAGCTTCTGGCTGACCCCGGCCCGCAACCGGGTTCTTTATGGTGGGCGGTCGAGCTCGAAGTCGTGGGATGCGGCCGGCTTCGCAATCTTCCTGGCGACGCAATGCAGGATCCGCGTCCTGTGCGCCCGCCAGTTTCAGAACAAGATCGCTGAATCGGTCTACACGCTTCTGAAGATCCAGATCGGGCGGTTCGGCCTCGATAACGAGTTCATCATCACCGAGAACTCGATCCGGCATAAGCGGACCGGCTCGGAGTTCATGTTCTATGGCCTCTGGCGCCATATCGACGAAATCAAGTCCCTCGAAGGCATCGACATCTGCTGGATCGAGGAGGCGCACAACCTCACCCAGGAACAATGGGACATCCTTGAGCCGACGCTACGCAAGGAAGGGTCTCAGTTCTGGATCATCTTCAACCCGCGACTGACGACGGACTTCGTCTATCGTCGCTTCGTCACGAACACGCCGCCGGACACGATCAAGCGGCAGATCAACTACAACGAAAACCCTTTCCTCTCGGCGACCATCCTGAAGGTCATCGAGGCGAAACGGAAAGAGGACGAGGACGAATATCGCCACATCTACCTGGGCGAGCCGCTCGAAGACGACGACGCGGTCATTATCAAGCGATCGTGGATCAGGGCGGCGATCGACGCACACAAGAAGCTCGGCATCCAGCCGGCCGGCGGTAAGCGCGTCGGCTTCGACGTGGCGGACAGTGGCGAGGACAAGAACGCTGCGGTCGCTGCGCACGGCTTCCTTGCCACGCATGTCGACGAATGGAAGGCGCGCGAGGACGAGCTGCTCAAGTCAGCCGGCCGCGTTCATGCGCTTGCCCGAGAGCTTGGCGCGTCGATCGATTACGACAGCATCGGGGTAGGGGCATTCGCCGGTGCACACTTCCAGGCGTTGAACGCGGAGTTCAAGACCCGGATCGACTACTTCAAGTTCAATGCCGGCGGCGCGGTCCTCAATCCCGAGCGCCGGATAGACCCGAATGACCCGCGGTCTCCGACGAACAAGGACTTCTACGCCAATCTGAAGGCGCAGACGTGGTGGAGCGTATCGCGGCGGTTCCGCAACACCTTCAACGCGGTGGAAAGGGGAGAAGCCTTCGAAGCCGACGATCTCATCGCAATATCGAGCGAATGCGATCACCTCGATCGGTTGATCGACGAACTCTCGACGCCGCGTAAGGACTACGACAATTCAGGCCGGTCGAAGGTTGAAAGCAAGAAGGATCTCGACAAGCGCGACATCCCATCGCCGAACCTCGCCGACGCGTTCGTGATGGCTTTCGCGCCGCGCAGCGGCAGCTTCACGCTTTCCAACATCTGAGGGCTTCATGGGCAACATTTTCGCATTCGTCCGCGACAGCCTGACGAACCTGGTTTCCAACCTCGGCACCAGCCGGGACAAGGCAGCCGCGACGTTCTACTCTATGCCGATGTTGTCGGACGAGGAGCTGCTCAACGCCTACCGTGGCGCGTGGCTCCCCAGGAAGATCGTCGATATCCCGGCCTTCGACAGCATCCGCGCCTGGCGCGATTGGCAGGCGAAGAAGCCGCAGATCGAGGCTATCGAAGCTGAAGAGAAGCGCCTGAACGTTATGGGCAAGCTGCTGGAGACTCGCATTAAGGCGAGGCTCTGGGGCGGCGCTGCGATGGTGATCGGTACCGGCGACCAGGACCTGACAGCGCCGCTCGACGTCGAGCGTATCGGTAAGGGCGGCCTGAAGTACCTCACGGTCATGACGCGCCGCCACCTCACGGCCGGCGAGATCGATCGTGATCCGGCTTCGGAATGGTACGGCAAGCCGAAGGTGTACCAGTTGAACTCGGCCGACGGCGGCCAGGTCGAAATCCATCCGTCGCGCCTGGTCATCTTCAACGGCAGCCAGCAGCCAGACGAGGACATCGTTACGACCACCTATGGCGGCTGGGGTGACAGCGTGCTCCTGTCCGTCGTCGATGCGATCAAGCAGGCCGACGGTACCGCGGCGAACATCGCCAGCCTCGTTTTCGAGGCCAAGGTCAACGTGATCCGCATCCCGGATTTCATGCAGAACCTCGGCGATGAGCGGTACCGGGCCAAGATCCTTGAGCGCTACACGCTCGCTGCCACGGCCAAGGGCATCAACGGCGACCTTCTCCTCGACAAGGAAGAGGAATACGGGCAGAAGACGGCGAGCTTCGCCACACTGCCCGAAGTCCTCATGTCGTTCCTGCAGATCGTCTCGGGTGCAGCCGACATTCCGGCGACGCGCTTGCTCGGACAATCCCCGGCCGGCATGAATGCCACCGGCGAAAGCGACCTGCGCAACTATTACGACCGCCTACAGGCCATGCAGACCGTTGAGATGACGCCGGCAATGGCCCGCCTCGACGAGTGCTTAATCCGAAGCGCCCTCGGCTCGCGTGACCCGGACATCTATTACGAGTGGGCGCCGCTCTGGGGCATGTCGGAGAAGGAAAAGGCCGACGTCTTTAAGACGAAGGCCGATGCGGCTCGCCAGCTGGTCGGCACGCCCGGGCAGGAGATCATCCCGCGCGACGCCGTGTCCGATGCGCTGGTCAATACGTTCATCGAGGATGGCTCACTGCCGGGCCTCGATGCTGCGATTGAGGAGTACGGCAAGCTCAGCGAGCAGGAGCTCTCACAAGAGGAGATAGCCGCCGCAGCAGCACAAGCAGCGGAAAAGCCGACTGACGTAGGGTGATCGAGAACCGGACCCGGACCCCGTCATGTGGAGTTGTCCATTAATCGCGATTTCCTAACTGGAAATTCGTAGCCGAGGCGACGAATAACTTCTTGAACTGTTTCGACCATCCAGCCGTCAGAATAGGGACTGACTACTACTTCAGAGATAAGCTTAGACGGTTCACAGGCTATGGAAACGCCCACAGGACGATCGTTCCCCTCGAAGTTGGTGTATAAAAGCCGAACTTCGTGTTCGTGCTCGTAACTGTCTCGCTTTGTGAAAGCCGCATTCAATGCATTATCAAGGTTGATAAACTCGGTGTCGAAATCGCAATACCTGATAGACCCCAAGATTAAACTGCGGTCCGTATTGATCGCATCACAGAGTTTCTCAACAGAACTCGAAATCGCCACTCCTGCTTGAGTTTCCGCATACAGTTTCCAGAGCGCAGCAGATTCACGCGTCCGCGCGTGCCAGCAACTCGCAAAACACTTGTCAGCTAACGCGAAAATTTCTCCGTTCAAAAGACCTATGAATTGCGCCTTAAAGTTCACTAAGGCGTTGTCGCTAAGATCCGGAAAGTGTTCGCCAAAGTATCGCTTAGCCAACTCGTCGTCAGACGAGAGCGAGGTCGCAAGACGCCGGTTTGCTTGGGACATGGCCCCTTCAAAGGGGTCGTCCCTGCGCAGTAGCTTCAGGCTGGGCAAGAAAAGCGTCTTTGTTACCAGTAGCGAGAGCAGTTTCGGCAGGTTGGAATAGCGCCAAAGTGCAACCTCGTTTGCTGGCGCCGGGAAATTTGGATGATTCGTGTCGATAGGCATTCGTTACATTCGCACGCCAAAATTCTTTTAACCATATAGTCAGGACCGCATCATGCAATTCACCGACGCTGTAGCGGTGTCCGGCACGCGTCGGACGGCCGATGGATACCTCGTTGCTGACGTTCGCACCGCGCGTACCGGCATCCAGCTCTATGCAGGCCATGAGGTCGGCAGGCCGGAAATGCGCGTCGTGAAGGTCTACCGCCCGGAGGCGCAGGTTTTCGACACTGCCAGCCTCGGCAGCTACGCCCACAAGCCGGTGACGAATGATCACCCGGACGAGGCAGTCACCGCTGACAATTGGAAGGCGCTCGCTGTCGGCTCGATCGGTGACGAGATCGCCCGCGACGGTGAATTCGTACGCGTCCCGCTCATCGTCATGGATGCGGCGGTCATTGCCGAGATCGAGGGCGGCAAGCGCGAGCTCTCCGCCGGCTACACCTGCGATCTCGCCTGGGAGCCGGGCACCACGCCAGCGGGCGAGAAATACGACGCCATCCAGAAAGATATCCGGATCAACCACGTCGCCATCGTGCAGCGCGGCCGCGCCGGATCAGAAGCTCGCATCGGCGACGGTGTGAGGTCGTGGGGCGCTGCCCCGTTCACCAGTGATCAGAAACCGAAAGAGGACAAGATCATGACCCTGAAGACGGTTACCGTCGATGGCATCCCGGTTGAAGTAACCGACCAGGGTGCCACGGTGATCGGCACGCTCCAGCAGCGCCTTGCCGACGCCAACACCAAGTTCGCCGACGCCGAGAAGGCACATCAGACGGCGCTGGCCGCCAAGGATGCCGAACTCGCGAAGAAGGATGCCGAGATTGACGTTCTGAAAGGCACGATCCTTTCCGACGCCGACCTCGACAAGCGCGTCCAGGCCCGTGCCGATCTCATCACCAAGGCGCACACGATCGCCAAGGACGTGAAGACCGAAGGCCTCTCAGATTCGGCTATCCGCAAGGCGGTCGTCATCGCCAAGCTCGGCGATGCTGCGGTTGCCGACAAGTCGGAGGCCTACATCGACGCCCGCTTCGACATGCTCGTCGAGGATGCCAGCAAGAACGGCGCCGATCCCTTCCGCACCGTCGTGCAGCAGGGCCTTTCCCAGACCAGCGACGCCGACAAGGTCGTGACCGACGCCTATTCCCAGATGGTCGCGGACATGAAGGCCGGCAAGACGTCTGCAGCGGCCAACTAAGGAGGCGCTTCAATGGCTACCTACCAGACCACCTACACCAACGCTCCTCCGAAGGGCCTGCACGGCCAGATCGCTTCCGAGGAGAAGTGCAACAAGATCAGCCGCACGGTCGAGAACCTGGGCGGCGTGCGCTTCGGCCAGCCGGTTCAGCGGGGTGCTGCTGACCATGGGGTTGTGCCCTTTGCGGCCGCCGGCGAGTTCATTGGCATCGCCGTGCTGAACCCGGCCGTTCCGGCGGATGTGCTCGCCCCCGACTCCTATCCCCGGTACTTCACCGGCGCATTCATGACGATGGGCACGATGTACGTCACGGCCGGCGCTGCCGTCGCGCAGGGCGATGCTGTCTTCTACAACACGCTGACCCATCGCTACGTCAACGCCGCCGGCGCCAACATCGTCGGCCCCATTCCCGATGCTGTCTTCGACACATCCGGAGCGGATGGCGCAATCGTCGAAATCGCGCTTCGTCTGCGCGCTTCGGCCCCGGCAGCCTGATCAGGGAAAGGACCTGAACCATGAACCAGATCATCCGTCAGGCCTTCGCTGATGCGCAGGCCGCGTTCCCCTTCGTCATCGCGCAGGGGCGCAACATCGAGACCCGCATCTACCAGCGGCGTTATCCGACCTTCAACTACGGTGCGCATGTGCCCGTGGTGACGGAAGGGAACGCCTGGGCGATCGGGACGACCTTCTTCACCGTCGATACGGCAGGCGAGGCGAAGTTCCTCTCCGGTGCCGGTACCGACATGCCCTTCAACCAAGCCACGAAGGACATGGCCAGCCATGACTTCGCGATGATCGGCTCCGGCTGGGAGTGGAACCTCGAGGAGGTCAATCAGGCTGCCCTTTACGGTATCGACCTGAACGGCACCAAGGCCATGTCGGCTTCCGACAAGGTCGAGCGCCTGCTCAACTCGGTTGCCATGGTCGGCACGACCGAGAAGAACTGGACCGGCTTCGTCAACGACCCACAGGTCTCGCGTGTCGATGTTGCCGCGGATGGCACGGGCTCTTCGACTTTCTGGTCGGCGAAGTCCAACGACCAGATCCTCCGGGACATCAACGACCTGATCTCCAGCGTCCGCGAGAACACCTCGGAAGTGGAATGGGTGGACACGCTGCGCCTGCCGCCGGAAGCGTTCCGCCTCATCGCCACCCGCCGCCTCGGCGAGGGTGACGGCCTCCTGACGCTCCTGGAATACATCCGCCGCAACAACGTCTACACGGCGGAAACCAACCAGCCGCTCGACATCCAGCCGCTGCGCGAGCTCGCGAATGCCTCCCAGGACGGCGGCGGCCGCATGGTCGTGTATCGCCGGGATTCGGAAGTTCTCCGCTTCCACCTGCCGATGCCGCGCCGTGTCCTCCAGCCGCGCCAGAAGTCCATCATGGGCTTCGAGACCGGCATCATCGCCCGTACCGGCGGTACCGAATGGCGTCTGCCCGGTGCCGCTGCCTATGGCGACGAAATCACCGCTCCGTAATCAGAGGATCAGTCATGAAGGTCACCAACAACAGCAAGGCGCTGCAGGGCGTCCGCTCGAAAGGGCGGGCGGTCTACATCCAACCGGGTGAGACCCGCGACGTCGATCTCGAAGGCGTCGACCTCGAAAAGGCCAAGCGCCTTCGCTTCCTCAGGATCGAGGGCGTCTCCAAGGCTGCAAGCAACCAGGACGGCGACGGTCCGAAGACGGCACTCGAAGTGCTCGAAATGGCCAAGGACCAGAACGTGCAGTTCATGTCCTTCAAGTCTGCGGCGTCCAAGCTTCTCGGCGACAAGACGCCCGCAAAGAAGGACGAGATAGTCGCCGCTCTCGAAGATCTGGCAACCAAGCCCGGCGCCTAAGCGCCTGGTTCTATTTCATCGGAGATTGACATGGCTGGATACGGCACGAACGACGGCTTCACGGCGTACGCAACCGAGGCCGGCTATGTCTTTCCCGATGGCACGACCGATGCCCAGAAGACCGCCGCACGTCAGCGCGGTTCTCTGGTGAACGATCGGTATGAGCCGAAGTTCAGCGGCCGGCGCACCGGCGGGTATGCCCAAGAGCGCGCATGGCCGCGCACCGGCGCCACGACCTATTACGGCGAGGCGATCCCCTCGAACGAGATCCCGGTCGCAATCATCAACGCCTCGTATGAGGCGGCATTCCTCGAGTTGACGAACCCGGGTAGCCTTTCGCCAGTCGTGACCGGATCGCAAACGGTGAAGCGCGAGAAGATCGGACAGCTTGAGGTCGAGTATTCAACCTCTACTTCAACGGATATCGACGACCTCGTCGCGCTCGCAACGCCTGTCGTGACCACGATCGAGGGGCTGCTTTGGCCGTTTCTCGTGCCGGTCTGGCCGAGTGCTTTGGTGGTGTAGCTCCAAGCATCGCGCGCACTTGATCAGAATACGCCCAGTGAGCCGAGCAACGAGACCATTCCGGCGATCAAAATAACGAATTGAGCCCTCTGCTTCATCGTAGGGTCAATTGGAAGCTTCTGCACGAGATAAAGCACAACCCCGACGAAGAGGATGGTCAGGAGGATGCTGATTGTGGCGGACATGCCCCCAGATCCTTGAACAAAGAGCCTTGCGGCAATGAGGCGTAAATAAGGCTTAGCTCTCGAAAAGGAAGGGCGGAGGATGGCAAACCCGATCTATGCGCGCCTGCAGGCGACGGCGCAGCGCCTCATCGCCAAGTACGGTCAGGCTGGAACGGTGAAGCGGATCACGCCTCCGGATCCTGTCTACGGCGGCGATCCTGTCGTGACGTCCTATCCGGCCACGCTGGTGCCGATGGCCTACGAGGCCAGCTACATCGACGGCACGGTCATTCTCAGCGGGGATATGCAGATTTACATCTCGTCGGTCGGACTCTCGATCGAGCCGACCGTCGGCGATGTGGTGACTGCCAACGGCAACGACTACGCCATCGTTGCTGGCGACCCGAACAAATATGACGGCGTCACGCCGGTCGTCTTCATCGTCCAGGGACGAATTACATCTTAGTTAAATCGATGGCCGCCTGCTTGAACGCACGCTTTTCATCGTCCGAGTTGAAAGAGCAATGGACGTCCGCGGCTCCGGTCTCAGCAGTGCTAGGTGGCTGTACCTCAAAAAGACCGTTGTACCTTCGAACCGCTTCAAAGAGATCCGGGAGAAGGGCGTACGGGACGTCCGTAATAATGATCAGCTTCACCTCTCTCCAATCCCTCATTTTGTTTCCCGTGGAAGGATAGAACATGAAGATCCGCTTCGTGAAGAATTACAAGGGCCGCGGCGTCGGCGATACGGCTGACATGCCGGAGACCGAGGCGCGGGCTCTGATCGGCATCGGCCTGGCCGAGGAAATGCCGGCAGAGAAGGTCGCCAAGAAGGTCGAGAAGGGAGCGCAGCAGTGAACCGGCGCTCATTCTTCGGCTTTGCATGCGGTGGCGTTGTAGCAGCGCCTGTCGCGTTGCTCGTTGGCGAGAAAGCTTCTGGTTTCCCAAAGGCCGCCGCTATGCCGGCAAAAGACGCCATCCGCGATTGGGGCACGCACATCGAAGTGCAGGTTGACAGCGAGAACGGTGATGCGCGTATTCGCCAGCTTGTGCAGGAAGGTGTTCAGAAGGCGCTTGCCGAGCAGCGGACCTTTGCCCATCGCAAGGGGCGATAAGCCTTGGCCTCTCTTCGCCAGCAACTCGACGCCCTGATCGAGGAGCTTTCCCCTGCAATGGAGAAGGCATTCCGAGAGGCGATCGAGGACATCAAATCCGAGATCGTGCTTCGCGAGGTCGTCGAGCGGCTGGAACGCCGAGATGTCGAGGGCGCCATTGCGGCGCTTCACATAGATCCGGCAGCCTTCCGGCCGCTCTCCGAAGCCATTCGGACTGCCTTCAATTCCGGCGGCCTCCTGGTCGTCAAGAACATGCCGCGACTTTCGGACCCGGCCGGCGGGCGTGTCGTCTTCAGGTGGGACGTGCAGAACCAGCGTGCCGAGCAGATCATCCGCGAAGCCTCGTCGACGATGATTACGCACGTCACCGAAGACACGAAGCAGATGGCCCGGGAGCGGATCGAAGCAGGCTATGCCAAGGGGCAGGGGCCGAACACGATTGCTCTCGACATCGCCGGCCGCGTGAACCGGATCACCGGACGCCGTGAGGGCGGTTTGCTGGGCATGACATCGCAGCTTGCCCGCACGGTCGAGAACGCGCGCACGGCGCTCCTCTCGGGCGACGTCGAGGGCATGAAGCACTACCTGACGCTCACGCGCCGGGATAAACGCTTCGATCGGCAGGTTGCCAAGGCTATTCGGGAAGGGAAGCCGCTTCCGGCCGACGCCGTCCAGAAGATCACCGGCCGCCTGGCGGACCGCTATGTCCAGCTCCGGGCCCAGACCATCGCCCGGACGGAAACGCAATCCTCGGTACACGCTGCGAAGCATGAAGCCTATCAGCAGGGACTGGACCGCGCCGGCCGCGATGCGAGCATGGTCACCCGTCGGTGGCGTGCGGTCGGCGACGGCCGTGTTCGCCACACGCACCAGGTCCTGAATGCTGAAGAGGTGACAGGCATGGACCTGCCGTTCCAGTCGCCATCGGGCGCTATGATGCGCTTCCCGGGCGATACCAGCCTCGGCGCCGGAGCTGCCGAGGTCATAGGTTGCCGCTGTCATGTCGAATATAACTTCGACTTCGCCGAGGAATACGCGAGATCGCGAGGCCGCTGATGGCAGAGAACAACCTGAGCTTCGCCGCACAGGTGTCAGAATGGGTGCAGGCGGAGAAGGAACGCGAAGCGGCCGTCCTGCGCACCGCGGCGCAAATGGTCGCGAACAATGTTCGGACCTCGGTTGCGGAGGGTGGGCGCATCCCGGTCGATACCGGCAACCTCAAGAACTCGCTGATGGCATCGACTTCCACAATGCCGCGCGTTGATGAGGGCGAGAGGGAATATCCGGATCAGAGCGGAGAGATCGAGCTCATCATCTCCAACCTCGATGTCGGCGAGACGCTCTACCTCGGATTTCAGGCCGCCTACGGCCCGCGCATGAATTACGGCTTCGTCGGGCAGGACAGCCTCGGGCGCGTCTACAATCAGCAGGGGTTCGGCTTTGTCGATGCCGAGGCTCAGACCTGGCCGCAGACGGTCAAGGAAGCTGAGGCGAAGGTTCGCGGTCGCTTTGAAGCGGGTCCGTCCCCTCGGACATGATGATCAGAGCCTTTTGAAGGACATCGAGATCGCGGATCGCGGCGGAAAGAACCTGCCGGCCGTTCTCGGTCCGCACTGTCTTGTTCAGCAGCAGTGATTGCGCCTCGTGCAGGAGGTCATGCACCTCGGTATCTGAGAGCGCTTTGTTTTCGGCCATAGGCCAAGGGGTAGCACGATGGCTGAAACCGTAGAAGAGAAAATCTTCCGCGCGCTGATTGAGCGCGTCCGGATCATGCCTCTGCCCGCCGGTTGGACTGTCGCCGCAAACATCGCCTTCCCGGGCGTCGCATTCACGCCGACGGCTTCCAAGCCATTCCTCAGCATCGAGGTGCACTTCAATCGCTCGATCGAGACGGACATCTCGATGGAGATGGACCCGATACGGCAGGGCTTCATGCGTGCGAACGTGATGTGGCCGAAGGGGCAGGGCATGTTTCAGGCGATCGACTTCGCCGGCAAGGTCCGCGCCTTCTTCCGCCGTGGAACGCGGCTCACCTTCGAGGGCACCCGAACAGACATCAACGAGGATCCGGAGCTCGGGCCTCATATCACCGGCGATACGCACATCGCACAGCCGGTCACCATCCGTTGGCAGTGCATGCCAGCAGTTCCGGCCTGATTGGCCCTGCCGCTCCGCGCCTTCGGCAAGCGCAATCAGACAGAAAGGATTGAGCTATGGCTCAGCTGTACCCAGTCGCGGGCGCGAAGATCTATATCGGGCCGGCGGTGAATAACGTTCCGGATGACGCGGACATCAACGAGGCGCTCTTCTCGTCTGTCAGCTTCACCGAAGTGAAAGGCTGGCAGACGATGGGCGCGATCGGCGACGCCGCGGCGCTTATCACCGAATCCGTCATTTCGTCCGGCCGCGATCTGAAGGCGAAGGGCACACGAAACGCCGGTTCGATGCAGAACAACTTCATCATCCTTCCGGATGACATTGGACAGATCGCGCTTATCGAAGCCGAGGCAACGCCCTACAACTATCCGTTCAAGCTGTTGTTCAACGACGCGCCGCCGGCGAAAACGTCGACGGTCACGATGACGATCGCATCGCCCGGCGTGATCTCTTGGAATGCTCATGGCCTCGCCGCCGGCACCCCGATTAAGTTCTCGACGACGGGGGCGCTGCCGACTGGCCTCACGGCCGGCACCACCTATTACGTCTTGAACCCGACCGCGAACGACTTTCAGGTGGCGGCGACGCCCGGCGGTGCGGCGATTGACACCAGCGGCACGCAGTCGGGCACTCATACCGCCACGACCGCGCCGACGGGAACGACGAAGTATTTCTACGGGATCGTCATGACCGCCCAGGAGAACGGCGGGGGCGCCAACACGGCTCGCCTGCTGCAGGGCAATGTCGAAATCAACAGCGCCGTTCTGACGGTCGCTCCTGTCGGTGGTGCGTAATGGCTGAAGAGTTTGTCGACCTTTCCGGCCTCGAAGCCCTCGTCCAGTCTCAGGAGGAGGGCATCGAGATCGATATCCTCAATGAGCAGGACAAGCCGATCGGCCTGAAAATCCGTGTAGTCGGTCCGGATAGCGACCGGATGCAAAAAGCAATGCGCGATGTTGCCGCCGAGTTTGCCAAGGCGGCAGCCGAGCGCGAAAGCCTGGGTGAGGCGCCGGCCTACGACAGCGATGCTCGCTTGGTTGCCATTCTAGCGAAGGCGACCGTCAGCTGGTCACCGAATCCAAAGATCGGCGGCAGTGTTGTTCCCTTCTCGGAGGAGAATGTTCGAAACCTCTACACCAAGTTCCGGATCATCCGTGAGCAGGTAGAGGTTCGCGCGGTTCGCCGCGGCTCTTTTACCAAAGGCTGATCGACCGGCTCTGCAGCCTTATCGTCGATCAGCACGAAGGTAAGAAGCTCGCTATCCCCGCTGCCGGCCAACAGGTCTGGTGGTGGTTCCGAGAGTTGGACAGCCAGCGCACCGGGAACGGCTACGGGCCCAACGCTATCGGGTTTCAGGCAATTGGAGAATGGGCGAGGCTTCGCGGCCTCGTCCTCAAGCAGTGGCAACTCGATGCCATCCTGGCAATGGACCTGAAGCGCCGCGAGATCATGGCGCCGAAGGATGAGCCCGAGCCAGAGAAGCCGAAAGTCTCAGAGCGTCCGCTCTCCGCGCGTCTCTTCGATGCGCTGTTCCCAAGCAAGAAGTGATAGCCGATGTCTGAAGCGACCCTTGGTTTCAAGATCGATAGCTCGCCGGCAGTTACAGGCGCAGCGGATCTCGACAGGCTCACTGCGGCCGCCACTCGCACTCAGCAGGGCGTGAGCAAGCTCGAGAACGAATTCGAGCAGCTGGGCGATGCTCTGGGGAAGGCCGGGCAGGGAGCGGGCAAGCTAAAGCCTCCGATTGACGATCTCGGCCGCTCGTTCGGGGCGCAGGACGAGCATGTGCGCGCCTTCCGGATGGAAGTCGAGCGACTCACGCTGAAGTATCAGCCGTTGGCGAAAGCCACGCGCGATTACGAGGCGTCGATCGGCGAAATCCAGCGGGCCCACAAGCTCGGCGCCATCACGGCGCAGGAGATGACGCAGGCGCTCGATCGCGAGCGCCAGGCCTATGAGCGGCTGAAGACGTCGGCGACGGCTGCCGGCGCTGCGGTGAAGGCTGCGAACACGAACCGGCCGGGCGCGCAGGGCTTCAACTCTGCCAATGCTGCGTTCCAGTTTCAGGACATCGCCGTCACGGCCGCCATGGGCATGAACCCGCTGATGATCGGCCTGCAGCAGGGCACGCAGCTTGCATCCGTTCTCGGGTCGATGGAGCGGCCAGTCTCAGGTCTGGCCTCTGCCTTTGCATCGCTCATCAGCCCAGTATCGTTGATCACGATTGGCTTGACCGCCGGTACCGCCGCGCTCGTCCAGTACTTCATGTCGGCCGAAAGCGGGACCGACAAGACGAGCAAGCTCTTCGAAGAGCAGAACGACCTGATCCGCCGCGCGGCCGCCCTCTGGGGCGACGCTGCGCCGCAGTTGAAGGCCTATGTCGACGAGCTCGACCGCGCCGACAAGATCACTCAGGGCCGGGAAGCAGGAGAGATCCTGGCCGGGCGTGAGCTAGAGGGCCTCGGCGAGGAGTTGCAGGGTGTCAACCGGCAGTTCTCCGAGGCGGTTCGCGGACTCCGTAGCATCGACGCTGACCCCGCATTCATCCGGGATTTCTCGCAGGCCTTCGGTGACCTGCGCGAGCGCCTCGACGAGGGTACCGCATCCATAGCGGACATCAACAACGCCCAGCGCTTCTTGTCTGAAGCGGTGGACCGATATGGCATTAAGTCCGTTCTCGGGTTTCGGGACGCCTTCGACCTCATTACCAAGTCGATCCGAGACAGCATCGAGGCTTCACGCGAAGCGCGCGCTGCTTGGATTGCGGGCATCGCCGGCGCCGATAACGTTCAGGACATTATCTCCGGATCGTTCTTCACCGAAAACGGCAGGACGATGCGCACCGCGGACTTTATGCCGCGCAACCCGGGTGTTCCGACCAGCCGGCCGAATATCGAACTGAGCGGCGATCCGGATGCGACCACCATCCTAAATTCTGATGGCCGGCTGACGGCCGTCCCAGTACCGGGGCAGAAGCCGAACTTCTTCGAGCTCGAAACGCAGAAGGAGAAGGTCGACGACGTCACCAAGGCCTATCGCCAGGCTGCCGAGGCGAAGGCTGACTTCTGGCTCGACATTTCGTTTCAGGAGCGCCAGGCCGAGCGCAGCATCATCGATCGGCAGGTAGCGACCACGCTCACCCGCTACGGCTTCAATGAGGACCTGAATTCCCCTGAGGCCAACGCAATCCGCCAAGGCTTGCGGCGTGATGAAGCGAAGGACGCCTTCAAGGGGTTCTTCGACGGCATTCACCAGGAGGCATGGGCGAACGGCGGCAAGATCGGTGATGCAATCGTCAAGTCGGCTTTGAGTGCTGCGCAGAAGGCCAGCGAAAAGGCTTGGGGTGCCATCTTTGATCAGCTGGCTACCGCTGCCGGCAATTGGCTGACCGGCGGAAGCGGGAAGTCTTCCGGGGCCGGGGGCGTTGTGAGCAACCTGCTCGGTGGGGCTGCGAACGATAACGCGACCTTTGCCGCCCCGGTTGGCGCCGTGGCGCGTTCGTCGCTCGGTCCTGTTTCCGGGTCCGGTGCGCAACTGGCTTGGAACTTCTGGAAGTCGAAGGGTCTCGCCGACCATCAGGTCGCCGGCGTCCTCGGCAACATCAAGGCCGAAAGCGCCTTCAACCCGCTCGCCGTCGGTGACGGTGGAAACGCCTTCGGGCTCTACCAGCACAACGACCGCAGGAACAACCTGTTCAATGCGATCGGCGGGAAGGGAAACCTGAGCAACGCACTCGCGCAGCATGAATTCGCCTATAGCGAGCTCATGGGGCCGGAGAGCCGCGCATGGCAGGCATTGAGGAGCGCCAAGGACGTTCGCGGCGCGACCGCGGCATTCGCCGGCTTCGAGCGGCCGTCGGGCTTTTCCTGGGGCAACCCTGAAGGCGCTCACAACTTTGCCGGCCGGCTCGACGGAGCCGAAGAGGCGTTGTCGAAGTTCGGCGGAACCGCGCAGCAGGCAACTCAGGGCCTCGTGCAGCTCGGTTCGACCCTCCAAAGCATCCCGCAGGCGCTCATGGCAAACGGCGGCGGTAGCGGCATTCTAAGCGGCCTGACGAAATACGGCATGGGACTGTTTTCGGGATCCGGCCAGTTTGCGAGCGCTTGGTTGAAGGGCGGTATAGGCCTCTACGCCGACGGCACGAGCTACGCGCCTGGCGGATTGTCGGTCGTCGGCGAACGCGGTCCGGAACTTGTCAACTTGCCGCGTGGATCGCAGGTGTTCGACACCAACCGGAGCGCCCGCATGATGGGCGGCAACGGCAATAACAGCAACGCTCCGGCCAACCTCAACGTGAACGTGATCGGTGCCAACGGCGATGAGCACGTCCGGGCCCTTGTGCGGCAAGGCGTTGGGCAGGCTCTGTCTCAGTATAACGAGCAGCAGCGCCGCGTCGGCTTCGGGGAAACGCAGAAGCGATTTGTAGCGCAGAAAGGCTGATGGATGGCAGTCTACATCAACCAGCCGACTGTGCCGATCATGTATCTACGGCCGACCCGGGCGAGTTTCGACAATCCCGGGTCGGCGATCGACGGCGGCGTCAATGGCGTCGGGGAGTCGATCAGCATCGAGACCAGCGGCGGCGGTATCGTCACTGCCGTCTATGAGCGGTGCGTCCTGCAGGCTGAAGACACAGAGCGGCACGAGGTCATCAACTGGCTCGGGGCACGTGGGAACGGCGGCTATCGCTTCTTCAACGTCCCCATCATCAATGACGGCATCGGACCGTTTCCGGTCATCGACGGCAAGAAGCGGCCGATCATCAAGGGCATTCCCCATTCCGACGGTTCGTTCTTCTCGGACGGTTCCGGCTACAGCCAGGCGACGGTCTACGGCGAGGTGACGGAAGCGGCCGGCCTCGGAGCCGGGATCCTGAAAATGCGCGTCTACGGCGCAGCGCGGCCGCTGCGTTGGTCGGATTGGTTCTCGATCTACCACTCGACCAAGGGCTGGCGCGCATATCGATACTGGGAGGTCATCTCTAAGACGAGCGAAACCAACCCGGTCTACACGCTTGCTATCGCTCCTCCGTTGCGCGAGGCGGTGACCGCCGGAACTCGCGTCGAGCTTGCGCGGCCAATGTGCGTCATGAAGTTCCCTCGCGGCTTCACGCTGCCCTGGGATTATGAGGGCTGGTATCACTCGCGGCCGACGCTTCAGTTTACGGAGGCGTTCTGATGGAGTTCGTCCCCGCACACATCATCGAGGAGATGCGCGGCAGCCATCAGCTCGGCATCTTCCTCAGGGTCGACACGGATCCTGCCTTGCATCTCTGGTTCGGGATCAACGACATTCCGGCCAATTTCGATAGCATCGACCCGACCGGGACGGTCTATCTCGGTGGCGGCCGTCTCATCGGCGTGCCAACACTCGAGATATTGGTCAACGGTACCGCGGACAGTGTCGAGTTCACCCTTTCTGGTCTCGATCCTACGACCTCGGCGAAGATGCTTGACAGCCTGCCGCCGGTGCGTGGTGCGGCCGTCCAGATGGGACTGACGACGCTCGATCGGTATTTCCAGCCGATGAGCAACATCATTCCGATCTGGACCGGGACCGCTTCTCATACCGGGGAGGTGAGCCCGCCAGTTGAGGAGGGCGATAGCCCGAGCATCACGCTTTCTCTTGCCGTTGTGACAGGCGAGGCGACGCGGTCTCGCGGCGCACGGTCGGTCTGGTCGTCTCCTCATCAAAAGGCGGTCTCGGAAACTGACAAGTTTTGCGACGGCACGAGCCGGCTCGCCAGGGGCGTTCAGCCAGTCTGGCCGAATTTCTAAGGATTGCCATGACACTGCAGGAATTTCTTAGCCTGCCGCACCAGTTCCGGTGGGGCGGGGTTGCTGGCGATGACTGCACGACCTTCTGCGGAACGTGGCTGCGCGAAAGCGTCGGCGTCGATCCCGCGGCCGCTTATCGCGGCACATACAGCACGGCCGAAGGCGCTCACGACATTCTGGCCCGGGCCGGCGGCCTCGTGGCGTTTGCCGCGGCGGCCCTTGAGCCGCTCGGCTTTGTGCGCACCGTCGATCTGCAAGACGGTGATGTCGGCGTTGTGCTCGCTCCTGCGGGCATGGCTGGCGTCAACGAAGTCTGCGCCATCCGTTTCGGCCCGCTCTGGGCTCTACTGGCGCCATCCGGTGTCATCGCCAAGAAACTTGATCACGTTGCCGCCTGGCGTGCGCCGGATGGAGATCTGAACGTATGAGTTTCCATCACCGCATGATGCTGCAGCGCTATGGGCTGGGCTGCACGACGTCGCTTTACAGCGAAGTTCTGTTCGATCCGATCTTCACGCCGATCTTCACCGCGGTTCTCGGCACTGGTGCGTTCAATATTGGCGTTGCGTCCATCTCCTACGCGTCTATTGCTTCGGCGATTGCAACGACCGCCATCTCTATCGGCCTGCAGGCGCTTCTGGCGCAAGCACCGAAGCCACCGAAGCCCGAAGACGGTCGAGCTCCGCTTAACCAGGCAATTCCGTTCCGCATCTATGCCGTGGGCCGCACCCGCGTCGCCGGCGCGCGGATGATGTGGGAGGCGAAGGGCTCCAACCTCTATTCGGTGCAGGCCATCGCCGGCCACCGGATCAAGTCGTTCAACCGGTTCTACCTGAACGACGATGAAGTGACAGTCGTCGACAATGTCGTCACGCCGCTCACGACAGGCGGCCGGTACGGCGCGGGCTCCGCGAACGTCAGGCTGTACACGCGCCTCGGCGCGAACCCCGAAACGCCCTATGCCGAGCTCGTCTCCGCACTGGGCGCGGACGGCATCTGGACCAACGATCATCGAGGCGACGGGCAAGCCTCTCTCGCTATGCGGGCGCACAATGCCGACGCGCAGGACCAGCAGACGGCATTTCCGTACGGAGCGCCGTCTCCTTCGGTGGAGATCGATGGGGCTTATTGCTGGGACTTCCGCGATCCGGCACAGAGCCCGACCGACCCGAGCACTTGGACCTGGACGCGCAACTCTGCGGTCATCTTGGCTTGGCATCTCTGCTTCAACGAGTTCGGATTCGGCCTCGATTACCAGAAGGCCCTCCTGCCGGTCATCGATCTCTGGAAAGAGGAAGCCGACATCTGTGATGAGGATGTCCCTCTTGCCGGTGGCGGCACGGAGAAGCGCTATCAGTGCAACGGCTGGGATACGACCGAAAACGGCCCGAAGTCCGGACTGAACGCTATTCTCGCCACGTGCGACGGTCACCTGGTCGCTCGCGGCGACGGCGCCCGCATCCTGACCGTCGGCAAGTTCCGCGAAAGCAGGACGGCAACGCTGACCGATGCCGATATCGTCGGCCACAACGTCCAGTACGGCGTGCTTTTCGAGGACGAGTGCAACCGCCTCGTCCCGAAATTCACATATCCGGCGACGAACTACACGAGCTGCGATACCGACTTCTTCGAGGATACGGACGCGCAGATCGCAGCCGGCCGCGTCCTCACCATGGAGGGGAGTTACGAATGGTGCCACCAGTGGCGGCAAGCGCGGCGCCTCGGCAAGCGTGATTGGCTCCGGCAGCGGCAGGAGGTGAAGGGCAGCCTTGATGTTCGCCTTTCCGGTATCAATGCCGTCTATGCACGGTGGGTCCGGCTGGATACGCCCAAGCGGCTGCCGAAGCTGGATGGGAAACTGATCGAGAACCGACGTTCCATCGTCGCCCTCACGAAGGGCGGCTTCACGATGGATTTCATCGAGCATCCTGAAGGGATTGACGACTGGAACCCGGCGACGGAGGAGGGGCAGCAGCCGCCGGTACCGCCGGCAGTGAATGTTTCGAACATTCCGACGCCGGTCATCAATCTCATCCAGGCGAAGGCAAACGGCGGCAGCGTCTATATCCGCGTCGTCATTATCGATCCGGAGGACGGCAGCTTCACGCCGGTCGTTCGCTACAGGGTAGCCGATGCTGATGGCCTCGGGACACCGGGAGCCTGGGTTGAGCAACAGAACCCAAGCGCAGAGCCTTCCGGCGGGTACATCGACCTTTCCACCGGGAACGTCCCGGCCGACAAGGTTCTTGATATTCAAGTGGCCTTCATAGCGTCCAACCGGCGATACTCGAACTGGTCCGTTACCGAAACCGTCACTTCAACGTCAGATCCTACACCCCCTGCTGCACTCACGTCCTTCACGCCGACTGGATCGGCGCCACGGCTTGGTAACGCAGCTTTCGCGTTCTCGACCGGCAATGATGCTCATGTTCGGTCGGTGGACCTCTATCGCGTCGCCGCAGGGATAGCGTTTGATCCTGATGCAGAAACACCGATCGCGTCTCTGGCTGTAGGCCCGTCCGCTTCCTACAGCTACACCTATGGTGACGCCACGCGGGCCAACTTGCTAACAGACGGCGACTTCTCCGTGTCGCCGGGGCCGTGGACGCTGGAAACCGGCTGGTCGATTGGTAGCGGTGTCGCAAGCAAGGCCGCCGGCAACAACACCCTAATTCGGCAGCCGGCGGCGATCGGCGCTGGAAAGAAGGGTAGGCTGGCATACACGATCACGGCATTCAGCGCCGGGTCCTGCATATCGCGCCTGACAAATGGAACGAACCACTACGAGGGCACGGCGCGCAATGCCACCGGGACGTTCCTCGAGACGACGACTGTCGTCGCGGCAACTACCATCTTCGGTATCAGGGGCAGCGCAACGTTCGTGGGCTCGATCGACAATGTCTATTTGTATGAAGAGACCGCGGCGTGCGCCCCGCAGGGAACTTGGGACTTCTATGCCGTGCCAATCAACGGCTCAGGGATAGCTGGGCCAACTTCAGGCCCGATCACCCTCACCATCATCTGATCTGCACAACTTTCAATTCGAGCACTCTGGCCGAGCGCCGGAGTGCTTTCCCATGGGGGTCTAAATGGCAAATGAAATAGTCGACGTCTTCAACTCGGTTTGGGAGGACGGGCCGGCGTCGTCACCGACAGAACCGGATAAACGCCGAATTCGGCAGGAGGTCGGTCCGACAATTCAAACTCGGGTGGACGAAATCTCTTCCGAAGTCGACGGCGTGAGGACGCTGGCCGTAAACGGAGCGCAATGGAAGGCTCCGGTTGCGGTCGCCACGACCGGCAATGTCGCGCTATTCGGCGAGCAAACGGTCGATGGATTCGCGACCGGTGGCTCGCGCATCCTCGTCAAAAACCAGACGAATACCGCCGAGAACGGCATCTATCTGACCGGAGCTGGCGCCTGGACACGCGTTTCCGATGCCAATGCCGAGGCCGAGATCGTCGGGATGGCCGTGTTCGTCAGGAATGGCACGGTAAATCGAGGCAAGCAGTTTGCGTGCACGACAAGGGCGCCGATCTCCGTCGGCACCACCGCGATCGTGTTTCAGGAGGTCAGCGACCAGAGCGCATTGAACGCCGACATCGACGAACTGCGGGAAACCACGCCGGAGAGCCTGGAGGCCGCAGACTTCCCGCCCCTGACCATCGCCGACGAACATGGCTTCGAGGTGCTCGTTGCTACATCGCGCGGCGGCATTCAGACGGCCAGCGCCGAGATTAATGGACCAAGTTCCGGAACCCGGGCCTTGATCACCGACGAGCACGGATTTGCGCTGCTCGACATCGATCCCGATGAAGGCTACAAGCTGCCCGGGGCTGCGGTGAAAGAGGACCTTGAAGACCGTGGTGCGGTGATGACTTTCACCGACCCGCTAGGCTTCATCTCCGCGCAGATCAGGTCGGACGGAAAGCCGAATCTGGGGCTTGGCAGCGGAGAGGAGGGCGACGCCGTCGCCAATCTCAACGCGCGATGCCTGGCGATTTCGGCCCAGACGCCGGCGCAATACAATTCCGCCGTCACCCGGCCGGTTTGGAACATCAATCACGTCGTCAGCTACGGTCAATCTCTCGATCGCGGCTCGCTTGCGTGGCCTGCCATCCAGACGAACCAATTCGGCAACCTCATGCTCGGTGACAGCGTACAGAACACCAACCAGCAGGCGACCGACTATCCGACTTTCGGGTCGCCGGTATTGAAGCCGTTGGTGGCGACTGTGACGAACGGCACGACCCTCTACACTGCGGCGGAGGTATCTGCATTTCCTCCCGATCAGGCGGCATGGGGCGTCACGCCGACAGAGGCGGCGATCGGCTTCGTCAAGAAGCTTTGGCTGCAGGGTCTCGGCGTGCAGTCCGATGACAGTCGCGTTTTCGTCCCGACCATCAACAGCCGCGGTGCATCGCAAGCTCTCGTGCTGCAGAAGGGCGCGTCGCCAAATTACTACGGCAAGATCCCCGATGGGGCAGCTAAGGTCAAAGCGGCGGCCGATGACCTATCCAAGTCGAGCGGATTGGCCGGCATCGTCTACATCCAAGGCGAGGCTGACTATACGGCAAACACCGACAAGGCTACTTACAAGGGACGCGTCCTGCAGATCTTCTCCGACATCAAAAGCGACGCTGCGGCGATCTATGGCGCGGCCGATCCTCCGGCGATCTTCATCACTCAAACCGGTGGCTCCTTTACCAATGACGCCTCGCAGCTGGCTGTCGGCATGGCGCAGATCGAACTCGCCGATGAGAACCGCGATGTCTATCTGGTCGGCCCAAACTATTTCGTGCCGAACCGCGACGATGGCCACTTGCTGTCCAACGGCTCCCGGTGGCTTGGCTTCCTGATCGGGAAGGTCATGCACCAGGTGCTGATCAGGGGCATGGGCTGGCGGCCGTTACAGCCGCTTGCTGCTGAACTGATCGATGGCAGCGTCCACATCGGCTTTCACGTGCCGGTGGCGCCGCTGGTCTGGGACACGCCCTATGACGGACGCACGCCGGTGGATTTTCCTGGCAAGGGGTTCGACCTCTATGATGACATGGGGCCGGTCGCTTTCACGCCGGAAATCGTCGCGGACGCCGTTGTCAGGCTCACGCCGGCGCGTGCGCTCACGACTGGCGCCCGCGTGCGATATGCAGGCAAGGCGACCTACAACGGTGCTGGCTGCCTTCGTGATAGCGATCCCCTGACCTCCAGCGGTCTCTACGAGTATCTCGCGGGCAGCGGCATGCAGCCCGACGAGGACATTTCCGAACTCACCGGAAAACCTTACCCGCTGCACAATTGGTGCTGCGCTTTCGACATCGCAATCAACTGAGGATCATTCGACATGGGTATCAAGATCACTCCGCCGGGCGCGGATTACGAAGCGCTCGGCCTCGGCCTCGTGCTGCCGGTTTCCGAGGGGTGCCAAGGCTTCTTCCTGCCGAATGGCAGCGCCGGTAAAGCAGTGAAGAACTGGGCGCCGGGAATGAAGGATGGTGTGTTGGTGGGCAGCCCGATCATCAATGCCGGGTACGCCTCCTTCGAAGGCAACGGCGTCGCCTACATGGAAACCCCTGTTGTTGAGACGTCGGAAATGACGTTGATCTACGCCGGCCGGGGTATCGGCGATTCATCGACGGACGATCTTACGCCTGTTTTCTTGTCCTCCCGCAGCAGCGTTGGTGCTCTTGGAGGAACGGGCGGCATTCAACTGTACCCGAACACTTCGGGTCAGCAGCGGCTTTACTTCAGCCAATGGAACGGCACAGCTTCGGTCAATCAGCTGGTTCCGGTGTCGTCCTACACCGTCGGCGCATGGCAGTGCATCGCTGGTCGGGTCACGCCGGGAGTGGCATCAATCCGGAACCTGACCACCGGTGTCGCCTCCAGCCACGTGGCGCTGACGGGTAACCGCAATCCAGGCGCTGGCAAGATCCGGATCGGATCGATGATCGACACCACATGGAAGGGGAAATCGGACGCGGCGTTCTGCGCGCTCTATAATCGCGCGCTGGATGACACCGAGATCGCTGCTGTGTATGCCTGGGCTCAGAAATATCTGCTGTCTAAGGGGATTGCGGTTTAATCGCCACAATAGGCTCCCAAACACCAGCGTTTGGGCGCCTCAATTTGAAATCGGTGGCACACTCATGTCAATCGGAGGCAGCGAATACATCCGGTCGGCAACACCCAGGTGAAAGTCAAACTCAAGGGGTCGGATGGGTTGTGAGATCGGCGACGCTCACTTTGGCCCAAATCTCGTTACCTCCCAAGTGTTCGCCTATCTGAGCCGGCGCTACAGTGCCGGCTCCTCCACTTCGTATTCTGGCTCGATCGGCTCATCCATTTGGTGTTGGTCGAGCAAATTGACAAGGAGTTGGGTCCCCTCCAACTGGCCGATCTCTCCTTCGGTCATCTGACGCAAAACCTCGTTGTACTTCTCGACGAAGGTTAGCTCTCTGCCGGTATCCACGGTTAGTTCTCCTAGATTGCTTTGAGGTTGGTCACGGTCCGTTGCCTCAGCGATCAGACGCCGGACGCGCTCCAACTCGCTTCCGCGCGTCTTCGCTGCCAGATACTCGCGCTCCATACGGTCGAGCAGCGGTTGTGCGATCGGGCCGCGCCGGTCGACGAGTTCGGCACAAATGAGCAGCATCTTCTCGATGCGCTCCAATGATACGGCGGTGCTATCCCTCATCGGCTCACCTCTTCTTTCGATCTGCGTCTTCGCCGCCTCCGTCATCCAAAAGCTCTTTTTCGTAATCGGACAGAATGTGCTCAAGAATGCTCTTGGCCTTTCTTACCTCGTTGCGAAGAAACGCCTTCTTGGATGGCTTCTCGGATCCGTACGCGCCAGCGGCAATCTCGGTTTCCTCGATCGCAAACTGCAGCATGTAAACGATCTGAGCGTTGAGGCTCCGATTGTTCTCTTTTGCCAAGTCTTTCAGTCTTTCCCGCATTCCTTCGGGGAGGCGGAGCATAAACTTGTCACTGTCGCGGCCAGTGGTGGAGGTCATGGGGAACTCAGTTCATTTTGGAATTCGTCATGATGTCACCGTGACGCATTTTTCTAGTTGACGCAATGAAGTCACCGTGACATACAGGTGATGTGTCACGGTGACACCTACGAAGAAGGTTGGCAATGGAAAAAGGAGAGTTGAGCAGGTTCACGCTGCGCGTACCGGTGGACCTCTTGGTGGAATTGAAGGTGCTTGCGGCCAGGAGCCGAAGGTCACTGAATAATCAGCTGATCTTGATGCTGGAAGCAGCAGTTACCAGCGAGCAAAACGAAAAGAGCGGGACCACGGCCTAGTAAACCGTCCCGCTCTTTCCAAACACTCATTAAAACTCAACGAGGAGTTTCAACATGCGCCCGCATAATAGCAAATCTATGCCTTCATTGGCAATCCCGCTTTCTTCCTTGATTTCGGATCCATTTGTGGCCGCCGCCTTCAAACGTGCTGAGCGTGATGACGGAGAGTTCGTCCAGTTTGATGAACCTCGGCAGCCGATTTTGAGGGACGGCGCTGGTTTCGACATCGATAGCTTAAGGACGCGAGAGTCAATCGGGCTCCATATCGACCGTATGATTGCGCTGCTCGACAGTTACGACGGCGACGCAGACTTTGAGCCGGAACTCGGATGGACGCGGCATGCCTATGGCTGCTGCGTCAGGGAGCCGGGAGACGACCGCGAAGGCGACGATGAACGAGAATGGGACCAAGCTGAGGACGGTATTGCCGACCTCGACGGCATGGCTGAGCAGGCGCCCTTCTACTATTTCAATGCGCACGCCCTTTAAGCGATTTTTCAAGACAACTGTTTGGGCGGATCATTTCGCCTAATCCGTGACGGCGGGGTTTTGGCCTCGTAACCGGCCCCGCTGTCACGCTCCCCGGCCATCGTTAGCGCGATGGCTAGTTCCACTGCCTAACCCCGGAAAGGACATAGGCAATGACGAATGCACAGATGACACCGATGCATGCCGAGCGCAATCCCGTCGTCTTCACGAAAAATGGAGAGGTCTTCGCGAACAGTCGCGACGTTGCGGAGTTCTTCGGCAAGGAGCATCGTGACGTGCTCCGCGCGATCGACAACCTGCTGCAACAAGCGCCGGAAATGCGTGTGCGCAATTTTGCGCAGACGGTCAGTGAGCGTCCCAACCCGAGCGGCGGAGCCTCTATCCAATCCAGATCCTTCAACATGGACCGAGACGGCTTTACGCTTCTCGCCATGGGCTTCACTGGCGGCAAGGCTCTGAAATGGAAACTCCGCTATATCGAAGCCTTCAACGCGATGGAAGCCGAGCTTCGCCGCATTGCCAACAGCGGACCGACCATCGATCTAAACGACCCAGGCGCACTTCGCGGGCTTCTTCTCACATACAGCGAGAAGGCGCTCCAGTTAGAAAAGCAGGTGCAGGAACTTCTGCCCTCGCAGGAGGCCTTGCAGCGCATTTCCGCAGCGGATGGAAGCCTTTGCATCACCGACGCCGCAAAGGCGCTCCAGATGCGCCCGAGCGACCTTTTCGATTGGCTCCGACGGAACGGCTGGATTTACAAGCGGGTAGGGGCATCTCACGATCTTGGTTATTCGTCCAAGACGCAATCCGGGTTTCTAGAACACAAGGTGACGACGGTGCTCCGCGCTGATGGCTCTGAAAAGGTCACGGAACAAGTTCGCGTCACCGCAAAGGGGCTCACTAAGTTGGCGCTGCTCATTAAGCCAGCGCTGCAAGAAGCGCTTTGAGGGGCGGGGAAATGGCAGCCAAAAGAGAAGAAGTCGGAATCGAACTGCCGAGATTGGATATCCGGCTGATGGAGGTGACGGTGGTCGGTGACAGCCCGCTCATCGTCCACGCTTGGTCGGAGAAGGCCAAGAAGGAAATGCTGGGCAAGCAGATGAAAGCCGCGAAGCAGGCAAAAGAGGCTAAGGACCCGAAAGCGGACTTCGAAAGCTCGCTTTACCGGCTCGGCGACGGCGGCTATGGGTTTCCTTCGATAGGATTCAAAGCCGCTGCTGTAACGGCCTGCACCTCGGTAGCGGGCATAACAAAGGTCGCAGCACGACAGGCGTTTCATATTCTGGGAGAGGATGTCGATGCTAAAGGTGCCTTCGACGGCACCAGGGCACGGCACAACCTCGTTAGGATTGCTGGCGCTGAACCGTCGATGCGCGAAGACATGGTGCGCGTTGGGATGGGAACGGCCGATCTCAGATACCGCGGCGAATTCGCCGACTGGCACGCCAAGCTGCTCGTCCGCTACAATGCCAACGTTCTAAGTGAGAGCCAAATCCTGAACATCATCAACGTTGCTGGTTTCGCGGTCGGTGTTGGTGAGTGGAGACCTGAGAAAGACGGCATGTCCGGCATGTTCCATGTCGCCACCGAAGCTGACATGTTCAAGCTGGAGGCCGCCCAATGAAGATCGCTGGCTTCGAGTTCGCAGAAGGTGCCCGTTTCCAGCCTGGAGCCAATAAGGATCCAAAACTAGTAGGCGAGCACATCGAGATGCTCCGCAAGAAGTTCAAGGGTGAACTAACGCCCGAGGACGTGCTCGACGACGCAAAGAACAACAACAGCCCACTTCATTCCTTCTTCGAGTGGAGCGACACTGAAGCGGCTCGGCAATATCGACTACAGCAGGCGCGTGGGCTGATCCGAGCAGTCGTGGCGATCTATGTTTCGGACGATAAGCCGGCTGTTCGGCAGAAAGCCTATGTGCACGTCGCGGAGGCCGGAGCGCCTCACTACCGCGAGACGACGCACGCCCTTTCACGAGCGGCAACTCGCGATCTAGTCTTAAAGCGTGCATGGGCTGAACTTCAGGCGTGGCGAAAGCGGTACGCCGATTTGAAGGAGTTTAGTGGACTCATTGGCGTGATAGATGAGATCGGACGCGAACTCCCGAAGATTGGCAAGAAATAACGGGTGCAGGGTTACGGCGAGAGTTCCATACAACCTCGCGCCCCGAACGGGGCTTCATGGCAGGCAGGGCTAGGAGAGGCTTGTTGTGGTCGGGCAACGCTTGGAAAGGCTACGCCGCTTTGAGAGGGAGCCCGAAAAACGGGCTTCCAATCTATTGTTCGCCTAGTTTCAACCCATCAGCGAAGTGGGCAATCGGACAGCGACTAAATTCTTAGGCATGCCGTTGGCTTTGATATCCTCAAAATCCGGAGCAAAACGATGCATGCCGGGTCCCGCATCAAGATGAAGCGCAAATGCCTGAGCTGTATGAAATGCTCCATCCTGAAGATTAGACCCATACGAAACGAGTGGAGCTATCGCGATTTGTAAATCATGCTTTAGATATCCGGCTCCCATTCTTGGTGGCTCATTGACCGGGACAACCCAGCTAAAACGCACTGCATCCTCGCTTCCTGGCCCAAGAATGCCGAGTGAATGCATTGGCTCTTTCCTGTCGAGCCGTTCGAGTCCGCGCTCAATTCGGCCTCCCATCGAATGTATATCCTCGCGTAAAGCGTAAACCTGCATTGAATGGACGTTGATCGCCGGCGTCTTTCCGAGATTTCTTAAAACATACCTGCCGCTTATAGCTAGCCCATTTCGGGACATGATGTGCGGGTGAAGATCGTTGAGAATATTGACATTGTCGATACTGAAATCGCGGATCTCGACCCACGGTCTATTTTCCAAGACGGAAGCACGATCTGCAATTCTGTTGCTTTCCTGCGCTTCCTTTGATGCTTGAATAGCAGCACCGGCGCTTTGCTCTGCGAAGCCGGTTGTTTTTCGAGTTTCCCTGAGAGTGTCTGATACCATCAGGACCGCCAGTGCACTGATCAGTGTGCTGAGGACGGAGAATATTGCCATAAGCCATTGGGGCGCGGTGTCTTCCCAGAATGCGGAAACGTTGTCTTCCAAGCGAGCTGGAGGCGGAGCCCAAGCTACAAGCACAATCGACACTAGGGCCAACCCAAGCCCGAAAATAGCTATTGTTTCGCTCCGACTCAACTTGGTCATCGCTCGCCCCGCGCATTCGAAATTCTTAGCTTTTGCCATGATTCGCCGACTTGTCGGAACTCGATTGATCGGCTGAGAAGATGCCAAGCACCCTAGCTTGGATGAAAAGAAAGAGCTCACGCGCAGACTGCAGACCACCAGCCCCTCCACTGAGCGGGGCTTTCTTTGCCCATGGGGCAGACACTTCCTCTCAAACAGTAAGGTGACATATGGCTCGGGAAACACTTCCCGAGGGTATGCGTCTAAATCTGTCCAGATGGCGCAGGCGGCGTGCCGATTAAGTCACCATGGTTTCCGCTTCGGCTACCATTCGTGCGTGATACGAGAGGCCCAACCAAGCCACATTTGCGATCGATCTATCGGCGAGCGATACACCCAGATGCACAGTGGGAGGTTTATAGAGAACCCCTTTATTTTGGACAACAGTTAACACAACTTGCGGCAAAGCGTGCGCGACCTTGAGATTAGTGTTCTTCTCGAAGTCAGGATCCAGGATTAGTTCGGGAATTACAAACAGCGGGACGCCGTCCGGGGTTTTAATTGTCATGAGCCCTGGCATGCGAGAAGCGATGGGAGCGATGCCGTGTTCGGCGGCATGGCGAGCCTGATGCAGATACTGGAGCAGTTCGTCGTTCTTCCGCTCCTGTTTCTTGCGCGCAAACCAAGCTTGGCTTTTCCCGTTTGTTCCTGCGGCGTTTCCGACAGCATTGAAAATAGCTTGCAGGTCATGAAGAAACTCGTCCCACAAGTCGACTATCTCGGGATGATCCGACGCGCTGACCAGCTTGTTATACCGGACGGTCGCTCTCTCAATGCGTCTTTGCGCCTTACCTAACGCGAACCTATTCACAATCGTACCTCGGGTTGATTTCACCGCAAGTTGGGATTTCACACGTCATTGATGACCGCCGTCAAGCTACGGCACGTTGACCATACCCTCACAATTAGGAGAAACGAATGAGCGCCATCACCGCTCAGCACGTTCGCGCTGCCGCAAAGGGCAGGGTGAACGAGAGCAACCTCGCGTCCGTGCTCGTGGCGCTGGACAGGTACGGGGAGCGTTTCGGCATGGATCGGCCGCACCGTCTCGCCCAGTATTTCGCCCAGCTCATGCATGAAAGTGGAGACTTCCGCTACGATCGCGAGATCTGGGGGCCGACGCCGGCGCAACAGCGCTACGACACCCGCACCGATCTTGGCAACACGCCGGAGAAGGATGGCGACGGCCATCTCTACCGCGGCCGCACCGGCATGCAGCTCACCGGCAAGGACAACTACCGCCAGTTCCGCAACTGGTGCCGCGCGGCCGGCCTCGAATGCCCGGACTTCGTCAAGGATCCGGATGCGGTCAACACCGATCCTTGGGAAGGCCTGGTGCCTCTGTTCTACTGGGACACCCGCGACCTTAACCGCTGGGCCGACGAAGGGGACTGTGAGACCGTTACGAGAAAGATAAACGGCGGCAAGAACGGCCTCTCTGATCGGTTTGACCGGCTCGCCAGGATATCTCTCGTCCTTCTCGGCTACCGCGCCGACAACGTCCTTCAGTTCCAGGCTGACCAGCGCCTGCAGGTCGACGGCGATGTCGGACCGAAAACGCGCTCTGCGATGCATACGGCGCTCGTGGCGCTTACCCCGGGCGAGGCGGCCCGGCCCGAAGTCAAGGCAGCCCCGGTGACCGAGGAGAAGCCGGTACCGGTTCCTGTGACGCCGCCGAGCCTCGATGCGCCGTGGTGGAAGTCGAAAGAGGTGATCACGCCGTCTGTCATCGGCGGTGGCGCTTCGTTGCTCACCGCGATCGGCGGCATACCGTGGCAGAACCTCCTCCTGATCCTCGTCGCATTCGGGGGCATTGCCGGCTTTCTCTACTGGCGGAAGAACGCCGACCGTAAGGCGGTGGCGAAGCAGGTCGAGGGGATGGCGTGAATGTTTACCACTCCTCGCGTCATCGCGGCTGCGGCCGCTCTCACAATCGTCGCCGCCGTTGTTGCCTGGATCTACCGGCAGGGCGGCGACGACGTCAGAACCTCCATTGAAAGGCAGAACAATGAAGCTGGCCGCACTGCGGACGATGTCCGCTCTCGCTTTGACCTTTGTGCTCCAGGGATGTGGGACTTCGGCGCCGGCAAGTGCCGACGGACTGCGCCGGGTGGTGGGCACTGATCTGATCGGCGCGCGCGGCGCGACACCGGCAGATCAGCGGAAGATAGACCGGACCGTCGTCGGCATCTGCGCGGCGGCGTTTTGGACGAAAGCGGAATGCGTCCGCCACGGCGAAGCGCAGCAGTAACTCGCATCACACTACGAGGGCAGGGGATTGTCTGAAACACAGGAAACGGAAAAGATGGTCGCAACTCCGAAATGGAGGTTTGAATATAACCTCAATACCCTGGTGATCCTGTTCGGCTTTGCCGGCGGCCTCATAGCGTGGGGCGCGACCTGGGAGAGGGTGAACGCCAACCAGGATTCGCAGGCGAATTCCATCGATCGCCTCGACAAGCGCCTGACAGCGGCCGAAGTGTCCCTCCGGCAGATCGACAATCACGAGCTGCGAATATCGGCCGTGGAGAAGCAAGCGGCCGAAGCGGCGACGTCGATGAAGGCAGTCGAGAACACCCTCAACAGCCTTTCCATTGATACCCGTGTGATGCGCGAGATCCTGCAGCGGATCGAGGCCAGCCAGCGCGACGGCGCCCATCTGCGGCGGTGACAAACAAGAGTGGCTCGCCACTTGCTGCATGAGGGTAACCCTTGCCTGGTACGATCCGTCGTGTGAAAACGGCTGCATTGAACTTGGAAAGCAGCAAGATGCCTCCCCCTCGCAACGCCAGCACGGAAATTATCACATCGACCGACGGGCTCAGCAGAATCGTCATCGCAGCCCGGCATGACGGCCTCTACACTTGGCGTCACGAGATCTATTTGCCTCCGAATCCTGAGTACGGCTTCACAGAAGATTGGGACGCTGAATCCCATTACGGCTACGGGATTTATGCCACGAGGGAGCACGCATTGCAGGACGCAATCGGTCAAGTGAAATGGCTATCGGGGGTGCTAGATCGCTCCTGATCCCGCTTCGCGGTGACTCTCGCTCTCAACAAGTCAGTTGCGCGATGCGAGTTGCCCTGATCTGATGCCCCGCATGGACACGAAACTTGCAGACTTGAAACTCCGGCCTTGGCTTCTCCGGGAGTTAAACATGATCGGGTATGAGGTGGTCGGAGATATGCAACATCTGCCGACTGCCGAATTGCTGCGAATACCCGGGATGGGCGGACATGACTGGCGGAAGATTGCCAAGGCGTTGGGGCGAGAGCCGTTACCTGACTTGAAGAAACGTTGATATCCGACTGACAGGTCAGGAGCTTTCCCTTGATTCCACGCCCGCTGAGAGTACAATATGGGCAAGCGACGTTCGAAGCGGTTCCCTTGAATGGAACAGGGCATTGCGCCCCAGCTGTATGATGACCAACGTCGCGACCGGAGCTGCAGCAGGCCCCCGCTGCAGCTCTATTTGTGTCAGGCCATCTCTCGATCGTGAGGAGCGGGGCTGCCGCCGTCATCGTCCCCGCCGTCATCGTCCGGCCACCAGCCCTTCCAATCGTCTCCCAGCGCTTGCTTCGCTTGGCGGCCGTCCAGACGGGTGATGAGCATCTTCACCAGCTCATGCTCCGAAATGCCACTCGCCGGCGGCGGATACGCGCCTGCTCGATGGCTTATTGCCGGGGCTTTCCTATGAAGATCGTGTTGCCGTCTCGGTTCTCGCACCTCTTACATCGCATTCTGGGCGCCAACTGAAGGATGCTCTGTCTTTTGCCGAAGCGCGCGGCCAGAGCGCGCCGATTTAGTCGATCGATGCGGCCGCAGCTCCGGCACTTGCACAGGACGTCGCACCATTCGGGAAGGTTCGCGAAAGTAATCTCTTCAGGGGCACCGGCTGGGGCCGCATCACCAGCCGGTTCCTTCGAGAGACGGGCGGCTCTCCGGATGGCATGTCATATGTGAGCCTGCAGCGGTCGCGTTGGATGTTGCCGCTCTTGGGGCAACCGAGCGCCTTGGAGAAGTCGGAGAGCAGCCCCGGCATGCTCCGGTCTCCTATGCGATCGAAAAGCTGTCGTGCGTCGTATTGCTTCTTTACACCGCACTCGCATTTGATGCGGATCTTCGTCCAGGCGAGAAGCTCCGAAAGCCACCAGGCTCCGTCTCTAGGCATGCTTCAACTTCCATTCGGGCTGATGCTCCGCGCAAAACCACCGCGGCTCCTCTTTCCCCAAGGCAAAGCCGAGGCTGCCCCACTTCTTGCAGCCAGCATGCTCGCACCAGTGCTCGTACATTATCGTGTCCTTGCGCGCGCTCGATCCGGCTTCGTCGCTCATTTTCATTACCCGTCTATTGCGTTTGTTCTTACTATGTTCTCTCAGCCGAAAGAGTCAATTCGGCTTTTCGCGGGCCTGTGCGTTAATGGCCTATGGCCAGAGCATCCTCAAAGAAGCCGCGTGATCTCCCTCCTATTGATCCGATGCCCGCGCGGGTTGACCCCTGCTTGGCGACGCTCGTCAACAAACCTCCGAAGGGGCCGGACTGGCCCTACGAAGTGAAATGGGACGGATACCGGCTCGCGGTTCACATCGAGCCCGCCCGGGTGCGGATCCTCACGCGCGGCGGCTACGACTGGACCGAGAGGTTCCCCACGATCGTAGATGATGCACAGCGCCTGGCGGTGAAAACGGCCATCCTCGACGGCGAGGCGGTCGTGCTCGACGACAAGGGCCGCTCCGATTTCGGCATGTTGCAGCGGGCGCTCGGGCGCTTGCCGTCGGCCGTCGAAGCCGGCGCCATCGTCTTCTATGCCTTCGATCTTCTCTATCTCGACGGCCGCGACCTTCGTCGGCTGCCGCTGCGAGAGCGCCGGCGGTTGCTCGAGCCGCTCGTGGCGGGCCGGGAAGGGGCCGTTCGGCTGTCGGAGGAGGTGCAGGCGGATGGAGACGAGTTCTTCCGCGTCGCCTGCGCGCACGGTCTCGAAGGCATCATCGCCAAGCACATCGAAAAGCCGTATCGGTCTGGCCGCGGTGAATGGTGGCAGAAGATCACCTGCAAGCGCCGGGATAGCTTCGTTATCGTTGGCTTCGAGCCGTCGACCGTGCCTGGCAATCTCGGCCGGCTGCTGCTCGCCGCGCGCCAGGGCAACGATCTCGTCTATGTCGGCGGCTGCGGGACTGGCTGGTCAAACGAACTGTCGCGCGAGCTGCGGAAGCTGCTCGAAGGGATGAAGACGAAAACGCCGGCGGTGGCGCTGACGAGGAAGGGCGCCGTCTTCACCGAGCCTCTGCTGGTGGCCGATGTCGAGTATCGCGCCTGGACTGAGGACGGGAAGCTGCGGCATCCGTCCTTCAAGAGGATCAGGGAGAGGGCGGACGATGCGACGGTGTTTCAGATTATATGAGGGGTCTACTTGGCTTGGATCCCTGCATCTGGATACTTGCGCTGCATGTCGGAAATGCAGTCCCGTCTGATTTGATCAATCATAGGCTGCGTTAGAATCCCGGGCGGCGCGGCCATCAGGAGCCGGTCCACGATCTTCTCAAGCACCATGACCCTCAATTCAGTGTTAAGAGCCGACTCAACTACGTCAACCCCGCCTACTCTGACGCTCATTGTGTGCCCTCTTTCGGTTGATTTTGTGTGGGGGTAACGCCTTTTTCAGCAGTGGACGGGAATAATTGCGCATAAGCGTAGTTGCCCGCAATCCCTGTCAGAATTCCCATGATAAAGGTCACACCAAAAGCTGTTGCCAGATCCTTTATTCGGTCTAGGAGGGGGGTCAGCTGTTTGGCGCGAGGCGTTATATTCCCGCAGTCGCACTCAATCAGCGCCCCGACCCCGATCGCTGTCACGTTCAATTCTTTGTGGCACTTCGGGCACGTTTGGGCCTCGTATGTCACCTTTCGTGCGGCGATCGCGACGGGGCTATCCGATACTTTAGGGGGCGCTGGTTGACCCGCATTAACGTTCATTCGCAAAGCGTCCCACTTCCAACCCCGTTCGGCTCTGTGGCAGCAGATCCACTCGTACAGGTAATTCAGTACAAAGCCTCGCGTCAAGGCTGCGTTGATCCCGTGAGACTCCGCTGCAGCAGGATTTCCATTCGGCTACTTGGCGTCATGGGTCCATGCGGCGACCAGCAGTGCACGGTGAAGACGATGATACGTCATCCATCGTTCAAGGCGATCAGGCCGCGAGAGGATAGCGCGACGGTATTCGAAATTCCTGTTGCAGATCAGTCAAAGAACAACTAATTTGCGGTTTCCAATTCACGAAACGTTCCGCGTTTTCAGGTGTAGTTATTGCACGGCATTGGAAACCGCTTTACTTGATTTGTAGGCTGTTCAGAGAAAAATAGATTACTCTTAATCAGCGGGTCCACGGTTCGAGCCCGTGATCACCCACCAAAAACCTTAGTAAAGATAAGGTTTTACCGGAATTACTGATAGATGCCAGAACTGGCCGAATCACACTTTCCGCGCATTTTTCCGCGCGAATGAAATTATCGTGCCATGGTCATCTTCCGGGAATCACTTGGCTTGCGGCTGGCGGTCCTTCAGGCTTCGAGTGCCAGCTTCACCGCCGTCCCGGTAGCGGCAACGAAAACGATGCCATTCGCTGCAGCTGAAATTTCGTTGTAATCCAGGTCAACTGCAATTACAGCGTCGGCGCCAAGGCGCGCCGCCTCCCTTTTTAATTCGTTTAGACACGCGGCGCGCGCCTCAGCCAATGCATTTTGCGAGGATTTTGAACGTCCTCCGAGGAAATCGCGCCAGTTGTTGGCAATGTCCCGAAAGACGTTGATGCCCAGCGCTGCCTCTGTGGCGACAATCGAGACTATACGTTCTATGCGACGGTTTGGAACATCCATCGATGTTGTCAGAATGACCTGATGCCATTCGAAAGGAGTCGTTGCCGGCGGTGGGGGTGTACTTGCGCCGGAGGAGGCTTTCGAGATGTGGTTAAAACATTCGTCACAAACCCCGAGCTGAACCTGATAGTTCGGTTTTTCCTGTTTACATTCGCGGCAGTAGGCCATGTTTTCCCCGTTCGTATTCTGCGCTCGTTGAATTCACGCCGTCCACATCACAGGTCTGGAGCCCGTGAATACCGGCCTGACCGCATCGAGGCTAAGGCTGATCGGCAACCTCGGCCGCTTTAGCGTCATTACATTACATAACTGTCGCAGAATCGCGAAGCCGACTTTGCTTCTCGTAGTGGATTGAGCCCGCGATTCGGCGGGACCGACTACGTTGCGAAAATTGCTTTTATGCTCAGATAGAGCATAATTCCGGAATGCCTTACCAAACGTCACCGGACGACTTCGAATCGATGGTCGAAGGCCTAAAATCCACAGGCATGAGCTACGGCGCGATTTCCAAGCAATCGGGTGTCTCTCGCACTACGGTTTGGCGAATCGCGGTCGGCGAGGCGCGGCAACCTTCCTACGACACTTGGCGCAAGATCGAACGCGTATGGACTTCGAACGGAAAACCCTGCCGAACAGATCGCGGCGTTGATTGCCGCCGGCTGGCAGCGCATCGAAATCGGCGAGCGATGCGGTATCGGCCGCGATACCGTCCGGCGCATCCTGGCCGGCCGAGAGCCTACGCCTCATGAGGCGCGGCGGATCGAAAAGCTTTATCGGGAAGTCGCGAGGCCTAGAACTGTCGCCGGGCCGCCGCTCGGGGGAAAACTCGGGCATCCGTACTATTGAACCGGGCCCTAGGGGGTAACGCCGACTTGCACAAATCCCCAGGTGAAGATCTACGACTTTTTCCGACTCGCCTATCTCAGTGGAGAGATTGAGTTATTCACGTTATCCACAGTGAACCCACAGAATATTGTGGAACGAAAAGAGAAACCCGTGAGTCTCAGGGTTGACAGCTATTGTGGCGCGAAAGTTTGAGGTAATTTCAACCCTGCTCGAATCGAATCGAGCACCCGACGGGATGGCCCGCCGGGGCAACTCGTGGAGCCGCACACAAGCAATCCCGGCGCGGCAGGCTGGTAAGACTGTAAGGTCTCTCCCTGAACAAGAAGACCCTATAGTGATTTGCCACGCTGAACAAGCCGGGCAGGCCCAAGGAGGCCTACCCGAATGCGAAGAGTCTCCCCGGACGTAACGCCGCAGATGGCAGCTGAGATCAAGCGCTACCTGCTCAACAACATGGCGCAGCACGAAATAGCGGCCATGTTCAAAATAAATCAGGGGCGCGTGAGCGAGATCAAGACTGGCAAGAAATTCGGCGATGTTATGCCGGCGGCAGGTGTTTGATGGCAAAGAAGCAATCAAGCCCCAGCACGTCTACGCTCGCCGCAAAGATCTTGAACGGTAGCAAAAAGCCCACGCAGGCCGATGCAAAAAAGCTAGCCGCTTCCGTCCTGTCTCAGGATGAGAAGAAGGGCAAATAGCACCCCGCCTCTATAAGCCCGCCGGGAGACCGGCGGGCTTTCTCTCGGAGATGACGCAACTTGTCGAATGAGATTCAGAAAGCGCCTGAAATTACGCTTTTAAAAAGCGAGATGGAGGCGGCGGCCGCCCGCGTAGCTGAACGCGCAATGAACACCACATTTGACGGCATTGCGGGCGTCGTCGGTGACGTGTTCGGCGGACTGTTTGGCGATGGCGTAAAGCAGTGGCGGACGCGACGACTGGTCACTACACTTGTCAAAACAAAGGAGCACTTGGAGACGTCAGGTATACCCATTGAGAAGGCGAAATCGCTGCCAATGGGTGAACTGTATGCGATCTTCGAAGGCGCTTCGAAGCAAGACGATCCCAATCTGACAGAAATGTGGGCCGCCTTGCTCGCAAACGCGATGAATCCAAACAACGCGAGACCTCTTGATCCCGCATTCCCTAAGCTATTGGAGCGCATGAGCGGTCTAGATGCGCTGATTCTTAATTTCTATCTCGAAAGCGCACAGGAACACGCCGACCTAGGTCTGGACAAAGTCAGGCCTACTTTAGCCACAGCTAATTTCGGTGAGAGGAGACTGGAATATATGAGATTCATCGAAGAGCGGGGAACGCGTATTGAAAATGAATTCGGAAGCCAGAATGTTTCTCACTCAATCAGCAATCTGCTGAGGCTTGGATTGCTTTTTGTGGAAACAAAGTTTGACAGGTCAAGCGATCTGGTCACGGCTGAGATGTTGCGCGACGAGCATATACGAGTCAACACTTCCGAGCTAAAGGGTGAACTAGCAAATATATATTACCATCTCGACTTAATGTCGGACAATGTCCCAGACCATAAGATTGTCCATTACTACAACATTGGACAAGAGCGCCGGTGGTTCCTTCCTTACTACCTCACGAACGTCGCGAAACGGTTGCTGGAGGCTTGCAGGTAGGTGGGGGCAAGGCTAGCGCAACCGACGGCGCGTCCTTCAACAGTTTGCATGTCGTACAAAAAACCCTGCCAACCAGCGCGACGGGCCTTCTCGGAGAGAGGCTTGCGAGGCTTGAACATCTCAGCTTCCTGCAAGTCGGCGGAAAGATAAAATATGGAGTAATCCCCGTTCGGAGCCACCAACACTACAAAGAGCGGAAAATAGATGGCCGCCTGCATACGCTCCCATTGGGGACCCCATGCTGCGCCTAAGATGGATTTCGGCAGGCGATCTAGTTGTTTCACGCTTGCGGCCTTAACCTGAGCCAGATAGCCGCAAAAATCGCATATAACGTCTGCGCACTTAAAATTCGGCGGAAGGCGGACTAGCGTTCTAGTTCTCTTGCATCTGGGGCAATGGCAATCTTGGACAACGCGCTGCTCCCCAAATTCGCCAAGCGATTGTCGAGCAGTAACCATTTCCCCACTCCCTCCGGTTATCGAATCAGGCCTGAAGAAATTAGGGCAATCGATCATGCGTTGTCACGTGTGAGGAAACGCAACCAAATGGGCGCCGCTCCGGTGCGCGTCAGTTTTTCCTGAACTGCGCCATGCCGCCGTAAAGCTCGATAATGGCGGCGGCCATTTCGTCGCGGCTTAGTTCCTCGGCCTCAAGCCCTGACTCGACCGTATGGCAGCGGAAACCGCGACCATCTGGGAGCACAGCAAGGATGAAGATATCGCCGCCGGCAAAGCTTTGGCGACGGCGCGCGAATTCGTCGGCGAGGGCTTGAGACTCGTTCATTTTACACTCCGCAAACCCGGCCGCTCGGCGATTGCCTGTTTCAGCGTCTCTATTTCGTCGGCGAGCTTTTCGTTTTCGCGCCGGATCGCAACGATTTGGGATCGACGCTCGCTCGCTTCCGATTGCAACTGCCGAAGCGTTGCGCGCGCCTCTGTCAAGAAATGCCGGTGTTGCACCTGGATTTCCGCGCGCTCCTCGGCGATCCGTCTGCCGACATGCTGGCCCGCTGCATGCAAACCCTTTTCCAACTCGGCCTTGAAAGCGCGGAAATCGGCTTTCGTCATGTACTGCACGGCCGGGGCCGCTGGCGCCTCCCGCTGCATCTCATCGAGCCGGCGACGGCGTTCGATCATCCGTTGGGTAAGATCGCCCGCATCGCCGAAAGAAGTGTGCTTTACCATGTGACCGCCTCCGTAAAGGCCGCGCCGCCGGGGCGGATAGCCCACGCGCATTCCAGCGTGACCTGCAAAGCCCGAGTGTCGGTTTGCCACATCGAGCGAACCGGGCTACCGCTCATGATCGGCGAGACGATGTCGTCTGCATCCTGTTCCTCGATCATCATTTCGTTGCCAGCCAGGAAATCCGGGGTATCGCCGTGCGTTGCGGTAAGCGCCGCCGCATCAACGCAAACCAGCCGATCGTTCGGAATCGCGCTGCTGGCAAAGACCGGATAATCAAACCTCGGGCCAATGTTTGCAGAGGCAAAGAGCCGCTTGGCCGGGCTCATGACGAAACAAGGATCGCGCGGGCTGTCGAGCGCCGCGACGAGTCCCGCCATATCTGCGGCCATTGCCCGCACCGGATCGATTGCCGATGACGGAGGGATTGCCGTGAGGCCGACAAGTACGCCGGGCGGCTGCGCCGGGCTACCTGCGGCATCTCCGAAAAACACCGCATCCAGCGCTTTTGCCGCCGCATCGCGTAGCAGCGCGCCAAGAACCGTCTCGAAAGAGGCGGATTTTGCAGTCTCGCTTGAGAACGTTGCAATCGCCGCGATTTTCTTCGGCCGCACAAACAATTTGCCGATTGTGCCGGACGTGACCGGGATCATCCCGCCTTCACCAACAAACCCAGCCGACGCGCCGCCGCCGTAGCTTACCGCTTGCGAGCCGTTGCGGCCGAACCGCAGTGGCTCAGTTCTCGCCGCCAACGCCGCATAGGCGCTTTGCCCGGCAATCGACAGGACGAAGCCGGCGACGATGGATTGCACTAATTCGGCGGCCCATCCCGGCGTCACTGTATCCGCCGGGGCGACGGCCGAGCGGCGGATGGCCTCGATAGCCTCGGCGCCTTCATCACGCGCATAGGCGGCGGCCATTTTGATGAGCGTCATGCCGGGATCGACGCGGCGAGCGGCACGTCCGGGCTTCTGTTGCCGAGTGGCCCTTTCAAGAGCAACAAGCAAGCCTTTCTGACTCTCAAGCGCCTTTTCGATGCGCTGGATACGCTGCCAATCGGATGCCTCAAGATAATCGTGCATTAAAAAACCTCCATCGGCCTAGGCCGGGGAGGGGCGATATCCTTGGCTGGCCGGTCAGCACTCCACGGCAAGCCAAGGATAACATGATCGTTACGCAAACGAAACGATTACTAAGCGGCCGGATGACCCAACCGTTGCTGTCATCAAAATCAGTCAGCCATATTCTTCGCGCAATACCCGCATCCGTCGCCGGAGTGATCTTCGTATGCTTCCTTCAAGAGATCGGTGTACTCACGGGCCTCCATTTCGGCGGCCCACGGGACCGGCCCACTCGCACCGCGATTTCGATCAGCCATCCCATTCCGCCAGAACTCTGGTTCGAGATCCCAGTAACCACCACCGAATATCTCGCCGTGGTGTTCACATTTCTCGAGAACGCCTTTCTGAACAAGGTAATCCGCTGCCAGAGCAAGGTTGCCCTCGCGTTCCAGCATCATTTCTTTCATGCGCCCCATGTGTCATCCCCATAATGAAAGCAGCGCCGAAACGCGCTGCCTTCAGGATATAAGATTGATGGCGCTGCCGCTCAATAGCAAAGGAAACGATGACGGTGGCGCTATCGCCGCCGCAGCTCTGGGTCGTTGTTGCAGTGGCGGTTGCATCCTGTGACGGCGGGGTTCGGCGCGGTTGGCGCCGGATAGAACGAGATCAGGAGCACCTATTTCCCGGCCTTTGGTATAGACAAAACCCCAAATTGTCCCGCCCGGATTCTCGCGTGCGACTGCCCCCGCCGGGCCCCAGCACCTGCTCAAACCTAGCGACCCGCCCCCCTGCCGCCCATCCCCCGGCGGAAACATCACGTTCACTCATTCGCCAGAGCTGCGAGTAAGTCGCCATGACACCTGCGAGGATGACACCAGCACAAGAGCAGCTTGCCCTTGAGTGAGGGGATGCGTGCAAGCAGATCGGGATTGGCGCGCAGGTAACTTTCGTATCGGTCGCAGACCGGATCGCGATCCGACTCCGATGTCGCTGGGAAGGGATTGCCCCAGTCCGTCTGGCGATCAATGCGGACGACAAGCCCGCGCTCCTGCGCGTAAGCGATTAAGTCATGGTCGACTAGGACGCCGCCGACCTTGCGCATGGTTCCGACGACGGCGATGCCCTGATCGAGCATGCGACGACGCTCGCTCATTGCCTTTCCTCGTTTTCCCCTGTCGGTAACGTTACATTGGCGTCACGTAACGCCTTCTGACGCTCTCGAAATCGGCGCTGGCGAAGTGCATTCGGCGTCAACATTTGCTCGACTATCGGCGTATCGCTTTCGCCCGCGATCTCTTGATAGGACAAGGTAGGCATAAGGCTATCCACTGCGGGAAGATTGGAGATGAAGGCGCGCGCGGCTTCGCTCGTCAGCCCGGCAATGGCGACCTGGGTTTGCGCCTCTACGGACGCCGTTTCGATTGCGACGATGGCTTTCTGTTCCAGCGCGGCGACCTGCGCCTGTGCAGCCTTTCGCAGTTCGTCACGGCGTTGCTTGACGCCATTATGATAGCTGCGTCCGCTCCAGTAGAGATTGAGGCTGGGTGCAAATTGCTTGGGAATGCCCAGTTCCGCGCAGCGGGCTGCGACGCGCAGTTTAGCCTTTTCGACTTCGACCGCTGCCGCCTTTTCGGCCGCTGCCCAAACCTCGTCGTCGTCGAACTGGTACATCGCGGAAATCTGGTTCTCGAAGTCAGCAAGCAATTCGGTTGATCGCTGCTTGGCCGCGCTTTTCAACACCTTCTCGCGCTGACGGATGAGCCGCTGCAAATCCTCGCGTTCGCCTTTCGTCATTCGCTCGCTCATTTCGATCCTCCTTTGCTTGCGCCAGATCGATCCGGCGCGGTTCACTTCGATACGAAGGCACTGAAGGCACTGAAGGCACCGCCCCATTAGAGCCTTTGAGGAACCTCCCTAACCGTTTGATTTTATTATACGCGCGCGCGTATTTGCTTTTGTGCAGAATGCCTTCGATGCCTTCGGCACTCACGACCCCACCTCCGGCGCCCGCCATCTCGTCCTGTTAGTGGCAGCATCCTTGCTGTCGTCGCGTTCCCATCCGAGGCTTTCAAGTATCGCCGCGACGCGCCTCTGGGGCCTTGTGGTGAATTGCTTCACTTCCATCTTGAGAGCGCCAATCGCCACTTGCGTCAGCGTCACGTATTGCTGGCCGGCAACAAAGGTTCGAATAGGTTCCTCCCATGCGTCGGCCTCAAAACGCCTCTCCTGCTGCGGCTGGATGTGCTTCTTTTCGAAGGCCCGATCCGGCCACCATTTCTCGCGATTGCGAAAAGCATGGACGGCTTCGGCGAAAAGCTGGTTACGATCCTTGCGTAAAGCCGCGATATCGATCCGGCCGCATTTCACCGGCCAGAACCGGCGGCCGCCGGTCTCGTCCCTGAGGTAGGCCGAGGCGTTCGTGGTGCCGACGAACACGCATTGTCGTGGCTCTATCTGCTCGACGCGGCCATAAGGCGGCCGATAGCGTTCGACGCGACGGGTGATGAAGCTTTTCAACTGAGCGTTCTCGGCGCGCCCCATGGCGCTAAGCTCCGCGACCTCAACCAGCCATTTGCCGCGCAAATGCTGTGAGGCGTCCTTGCCACAGGTGGCGATATCGGGGAGTTGATCGGAGAAGTACTCGCCCGCCAGCACCTCGCAGGCGGTCGATTTCAGCGTTCCCTGTTCGCCTTCGAGCACCATCATGTGATCCGCCTTGCAGCCCGGCTTGAAGACGCGCGCCATCATCGAAATCAGGAACATACGGCCGATGCCGGCGGTGTAGTCGGATTGTTCGGCGCCGAGATAGGTAGAGAGCCAGGTGTCGAGCCGGGGCACGCCGTCCCATTCGCGATTGTTTAGATACCCGCAAACCGGGTGATAGCTGTTCTCGTGCGCGATCAGCGCCACGGCGTCCATTACCGCTTGGCGCGGCATGTGACGCATGCCTTCGTCTTGGAGAAACTTTTGGATGATGGTTAGATCGTCCTCTACAAACGGCCGGTCGTCATAGCACTGTTCTTCTGTGAATTCGGGCGTCATGTATGGGGTGCCGAAGGTGCGGCGCATGATCTGCAGCGTCATCGCGTCATACCAGAATTCGCGGGCATGGGTGGCGCGCAGAGCCGTAATGGCGTTGCTGAGGTTCGCCTCATAGTCACCGTTCCTTCGCGTCTGGAGTTCGCGTTTCCAGCCGTCATAGGCGCCGTGTGAGATGGGCCTTACATCCGCTTTCATTGCATCGCCTCATCAATGGCGGCAGCGATAAGGCTGAAAGGCAAGCGGTCGCGGAACCCGAGCCATTGGAAACGGTCCCGCATCGCCTCGACATCCTGCGCCTTGGCATGACGCCGCAACACAAGATCGTGGCGAGCGATCTGGCGAATATTCTCCTCGCAAGCCCATACATGGCCGGCGCAATTGCGCAGTAGGAACCGCCACCATCGATGATCGGGCGTGACGGGTATACGGATGACATTATCGGCAGTCATCTGGCTTCCCTTCCTTGGGCTGGGGAAGGGGGCTCTCGGCGACGATGCTTGTCTTGCATGTTGCGGCTGATTATATTCGCCAGACTGGAAACATGCTTAGAGGGGCCGGCATCGTCGCGCCCCTTCTTTATTCGGCCGCCTCAAGCTGGCGGCGCTCGCGCTCCGACGCGGCGATGGCGCGGCGCTGGCATTCAATCGCCTCATCGATTTCCCACGCCCACCACCATGCCCGCGCCTGTTGCGTGTCGCCGTCCTTGTGCGGTGGCGGTAACAACCCCCTTTTGATCTTCATGTGTTGATCGTAGCGGCTGGTGACTTCGCCTGCGTTCTTGAGGTGGTGGTGATAGACCCTGACGTAGCGATCCGAGAAGAATCCCATGGTGCTTCTCCCATTTTGCGGATTACCCCAGAAGTAAATCCCCGAACGCGATGGGAATAAATGTAAAAACATCAAAATGCATGCAATTTCATGCGATTATCCAAGTAACTTGTATGAGTGGATGGCCATTTCTGTTGCCATAAAGGTAATTAGCATCCAAGTAAATTGTACGTTTACTTCAGTCCGGTTAGCGGTTTTGCCAGCGTCACCACCTTTTGCGTTGCGAGGATCACGCGCAGACGGTCATCCCATGCTTCCCATGCCTTTGCTTTCTGCCGTTCGCGGCTTGCTTGATTATAGACGGCGCTAAGCCCCTGTTGCTTGTGATTGCAGACGGCGTGGGCGATTTCTTCGGGGAAGTCGAGGTCTTCGACCAGGCGCGTGAAAAGCGTTCGCCTCAAATCGTGGAGGCGCCAGCCACTAGTGCCGGAAAGGTTGTCCAAATCCTTCTTTAGCCGTGAAAATCCGGAAATCTTGCCATGCACTCCCGGAAAGACGCGCTGGTCGGCCTCTCCGGTGCCGATGATCTTCAAGGCGGTTTTCGAGAACGTGACGACGTGGTCGCGGTCGCTCTTGTTGTGTTCGCCCTTTAAGCGCCACTTGCCGTCGAGGATATCGCCATGCTTGAGGCTGATCACCTCATCGAGCCGTTGGCCCGTCAACATCAAGAGCTGCACAGCCCTGCCGTAGTTCTTGGCCGCATCGCGGCGGACGCCCTCCATTGAGCCTGCTGCTGTCCAGACGAGCCTGATCTCCTCATCGCTCAAAACCCGCTTGCGCTTCTTAACGGCGGCAGGCTTGGACACGTCCCGAGCGAAGTTGGTTTCGATCAGTTCCCGTTCCACCAGCCATTTCAGCCATGGCCCGGCATAGCGTAGGAAGGCCGAGGCCGCATGAACCGAGCCACGGTCGGCAATTACCTCTGCCGCCCTGCGCAGATCGCGTCGCGTAAAGTTGGCGACGGGAAGGGTGGCATAGTCGGCGAGCGCCGAGTGTAGCGCCTTCATAGTCTTCGGCAGCGACTTGATCCGGCCACCCTGCCGAGTGCGGTATTTCTCATATTTGTCCAGGGACTGTTCGACGGTCTCGCCGCCTGTCTTAGGATGATGAACCGGCGCTTCGGCGACCGGGACGCCCGCCTCGACGCGACCGAGGATTTCGCGTGCCTTCTCACGAGCGGCGGCAAGGCCGAGCGACTCTGAGTCTTCCGGCGCATTCGGGATGAAATAACCGATCTTGTCGTGCACCTGTTTCCCGCCGCCGCTACGGTAGCGCAGGAGCCATGTACGCCGCCTGGTGCCGACATAGAGGGCGAGGCCGGGGAGGAGGCTATCAGGATAGGGGAGTTTGCGAGGGGGCAATGTGGCGATTGAGGCGGCCGTGAGCTTCATATTGGACCTGCTGAATTCAGGAAAATTTCCGCGCTTTTCCGCGCAGGATCGCTATAACATACCCTAACACTCGAAACTACGTCAAATTATAAACTGAAAGAAAAACAGCATGTTACGTTAACGCATGCCGCTGATAAGATTGGCGTGCCTACTGACTCTTAATCAGCGGGTCCACGGTTCGAGCCCGTGATCACCCACCATTCTTCTCTTCTTCTCAAAGATCCGTTCATGGCTTGCCGGATACCAATGCCTTGCTTAAGGCATGGACACTCGTTCCAAGCTTTTGAAAGTACGCGCTTCCGCATGGAAGAGCGTTACACATTTTTGCTGGAAGTGCCCTAAGCCGACAAGCGGGATTCCGCATAGGCGTCGTGGCCGTCATTTGCCCGTTCGATCTCGTGCGTTGCAGCACGAGCAAGAAATCCAGACCGCGTAAGGCCGTGGGCTTCGGCGAAGGCATCTATCTGCTTCAGGACACCTTCGGGAAGCGTAACGTTCACTCGAATGGCTCTTTTTGCCTCGGTTTTCACCGCGACGAGAATAGCGACGCAATCCCTGTTCTCGACGTCGGACATGACAACTTCAAGGGAGGAGGGCTCCGGGATGGCCTCGCCGTCCTCTACCAGCCCTTCAATATGCAAGGCCAAGGCTTCCTCTGCCATAGCGCGCGCGTCGTCGAGGTCGGCACCGGCGGTCACGACGCCGGAAAAATCAGGAAAGGAAACGCCGTAATCGCTCTCGGCGTCCTTGTGGATCAATCCGATATAGTTGCGCATGGTCTTACCTCAATTTCAAACCGGACTGCTTTTCAATGCTCCTGAGGGTACCGATTGGTAGATCCCTCTTCGGGTGAGGAACGGTAACCCGGCCGTGCTTTTTCGGATGTTTGAATTGAACGTGGCTGCCCTTGGTCGCAACCTCGTACCATCCGTCCTTCTGCAATGCTGCAATAATGTCGCCGCTCTTCATCTGATACGACAATACACACGCATGTGTATTCGTCCAATGAATTTGTCAAGCCAATCTAAGGCGGCTTTCTCGGATGGTCTCGAACCGTCGGATCATCAGCTTGTGCTAAAAAAGCCAATATTCATCTCTAACGACCGCCTGGCTGGGACTTCGAAGCGAGTTCGGACGGAGAGTTCATGCGAGGTTATCTGCTCCTGACGGAGGCGAGAAGCGGGTCGAACTGGCTGGGTTCGCTCGTCAATGGCGCCGGTAATATGGGGCGCTCGAGCGAGTGGCTCTCGCCCAAGATCCATCGGCTGGATACCGGCGCCTTGTCATGGGACGCATTCTTTCAGGAACTCCTCAGGAAGTGCTCTACGCCGAACGGCGTCTTCGGCTCGAAGATATTCCCGAACCAGCTTTTCGTGACGCATGAGGTCTATGGAAGGGATTTCATTCAGCATTGCCTCGCCATGCATGACGTTGCGCTCGTATTCCTGCGGCGCAGGGATACGCTGAGGCAGGCGATATCCTATGCGCGGGCGAGCAAACACGTAGTTTTGCCGCTCACGTCGAGGGAAGGGCCAATCCCCAATACGACTTCGAGCAGATCGCCCGATGCTTTTTCTACATTCGCGACAGCTATGCCTTCTGGCAAAGCTATCTGGAACTCACCGGCGTTGAATTTGCCGTATTCGTCTACGAGGAGCTCGCCGCCGATCCGATTCCATTCGTCAGCCACTTGGCGGAGCACTTGCAGGTGCCGCTACCGGCGGAGCTGCAGACATCAATGGCAGTCCAGCGCGACGATCTGACGGAAGAATGGATCGCCCGCTTCCACGAGGATCGCAGATCTGCGAACCTCCTGGAGGCCTATGACCGGCGCGAACATATTCCGGGAAAACTCAAGAACTTCGTCAAGTTGGGGACCCGGAGCCTGCGACCGCGGTATCCGTTTGCGTTCTAGCGCATTGGCCCGAAGTCTTGCGGCGGCAAGCGCCTCGAGTTGCGGCGGAGTTGAATTCCCGTGGCGATGCCGATAAACGCATCCTCCTGCAGCGGCCGATCGGAGCGAACCTTGAAAGATCTTCACTATCCTTCTCGCCAAGCTGAGAATGAGCGGGATCGGAGAGGGATATTCGATCGCGTGCTTACCCGGTACGAGACCTACAAGCTCACGGCGCGTGTTCGCAAGCGGAGGCGACCGATCGAAATGTCATGCCTGACCGAGGGCGGCCAGAGGCCTCTCGGCAAAGGCGACATTCCCGTCGTGTTCAATACGCATAACGATCGCAAGTTGATGCCGTCGTTTCTGGCGCACTACAGAGGGCTCGGCGTTACCCGCTTCATCTGCGTCGACGACGTATCGTCGGACGGGACGCGGGACTATCTGCTTGCGCAGGCCGATGTGGACCTCTGGAGTTCGCCGGTGCGGTATCGCGATGCCCGCAGGGGGCGTGAATGGCGCGAGGCTCTCTTCGAGCGCTATGGCTGGGACCGGTGGTATCTCAATGTCGATTCCGACGAGTTCCTGATTTACGAGGACTGCGAGAACCGGCCGCTCGGTGCTCTTCTGCAGGCATTGGAGAGCAGAGGGGAAAAGCGCCTCGCAGCCCCCATGCTCGACATGTATCCGACCGGACGGCTCGGGGCTGCCACGCTCGACAGCGACGACGGCCGCATGCCGTGGGAAATCGCCGATCATTTCGACGGCTCCGGATACGAGATCAGCTATACGAAGCGGGCGATCAGCATCACGGGCGGCCCGCGCAAGCGCAAATTCGCCCATCTGCTCGAACTCATCAAATATCCTGTCATCTTCTGGGACAAGGAATGCAGCCTGGGCGTCAGCATTCACCAGCCCTTGCCCTGCGAAAGGAATTTCCCCGCCGTCTCCGGCGTGCTGCTGCATTTCAAGTTCTTCTCCGACTACAAAGAGAAGATCGAGCAGGCAGTCGCCGACGGGCAGTACTTCGACGCTGCGGCCGTCTACCGCAAGATGCTGGAGGGTCTTCAGGAGACGGGTGAATTCGACTTTTCCGATGCATGCTCGACGCGATTCTCGGGTTCCAGGCAGCTGCTCGAACTCGGCTTTATCGCGCCCATCCGCTATCCCTAA